GTTAACTCTTCCAGCGTCATTAATACTAATTCTTCCATTGGAGGGACCGGAGGCGGTGGCGGCGGCGCTGGAGGTGGCGCTTTCTTTTTCTGCCTTGACTCATATACATGCTGAGCCCAGCTAGGCTTATAGCCACGTTCAGCGGCAATACGCTGTAAATCTTCAAGCGATTGAGCTTGACCAACTTGCGCTTTTTTCTTTTTCTGATTCTGTAGCTTTTCCGCCATTTCCTGCGTGATTTCTACTAATTCACCGTCGACTTGCTCAAGCTTTCTAACTTTAACCTCATAAACATGACCGCAGCCGGGGCATATAGGTAAAGGTTCGTGACAAAGGTAACACTTGGGGCATTGAACAATATCAACCGGCGCCTCTTTAGGTTTCTTTTTACCCTTTTTCTTTTCACCCCAATCTAATGACCATTCCCGCTCTTGATCTGCAAACCCATGGCGCCGCCAAAGAGATCCATGATCTAAAACGTGGCAGACTTTTTTTACTGTGCCATTTGGACTTGTATATGGCCTCAGCCCGCGCCCTACAACTTGCAGATACGAAGCTAGGGAAAGTGTTGGCCTGAGCAATATGATTGCGCTGATAGCCGGACAATCAACCCCCTCGACCAAAATACCAACAAAGGTGACAACCTGAATCTCTCCAGTATCTAGCGCTTTCAAAACCTTATCGCGATATGGGCCGTCGTGCTCTCCGCATAACATCACAGCTTTTATGCCATTTTCATTAAACGCCTCAGCTACGTGAGTAGCGTGCGCAATAGTAACGCACCAAGCAACTGCTGGCGCACCTGGGCAAATTTTTTGATATTGAGCAACGGCGTCGCCTGTGATCTTGGGCTTATCAACAACAGAGGCTAAAGCGTCAGTTTTATAATCGCCCATGCTGGTTTTTATACCAGACAAATCTAATTCTTGCTCAGAACCATATACAACCGGACGAACAAGAAATTCGCGGGAAATTAAATTCCCCATTGACGCGCCTTTTACCATGAAATCATAAACGCCACCATGTTCGCGCCCAAGCGGTTTATTATCAAGACGGACAGGCGAGCCAGTAACACCAAGCACTTTAGCATTAGGCCATTTTTCTAGGATTTTCAGGTAGCTTGTGGCCGCGGATAAATGAGCCTCATCTATGACAATGAGATCTGGCTCAAATTTTATATTATGCAGACGCCGTACCAATGTTTGGACTGATCCTACTTGAACCAAGGCTTTTACGTTTGGAGTAAATCCGGCCATGATTATGCCGTGTTGAACGTCATAATCCCGCAGCTTTGATGATGCCTGTTTAATCAGTTGGTCTCGATGCGCTAAGATCAACACTTTTTTACCATTTTCAGCCACTGCTCTTGCAATGTAACTAAAAACGATGGTTTTACCCGCCCCAGTGCTGAGGACAAGTATTACTCTATTATGTTTCCTTAATGCCAACCTGACATTGCCTACGGCATCGTCTTGGTAATCACGTAAAACTACTGTCATATATTAAAGCGCGGCTTTATGAATTGGCCCGCACCCCGTAAGTTAAATTGCATTAAATTACTTAGCAGCATTCTCCGCAGCTACTACGGCTTTTTCCAGTTCGTCAATAGCACGAATTGACTTAGGGGCGCTTTTGCGCCAGCGGTCAGGCGTAGCTCTTGCTATACCAGCATCTCGGCACATATGAGTTAACGTTATGCCCGCGGCTCTAGCTCTGGACTCTAAGCTGTCCAGTTTAGCAAGAAAATCATCATAAAAGGTTTTCGGTTCCATATATAGGTCCTGTTTTCAAATTTGGTTAAGAGTATCTTATTTGATTAAACAAAGTCAAAGGAGAAATGATGACGGTACATTATCCCAGTAAATTGTAGTTATTTTCAATATACAGTATTGCGCGTTAATCTTTTTTGATGCTAGAATCATGTCTCAAATTCGATTAGGGCGTTAATTATGGAACTTCATGGGTTAGTTGATTTAACTAATGAGCAGTATCACAAAGGGCCGGGCATAAGCAAATCTATGCTAGATACCATAGCGCCCGAGTTAGAAGGTACTCCGCTAAATTATTGGGATAACTACATTAATGAAGATAGAGAAGAACGCGAGTATAAACATTGCTTCTCAATCGGCGACGGTACCCACAAAATAGTCCTAGAGCCAGGAACATTTGAAAAAACCTATGCAGTCGGTTTTGATAAAAAAGCTTACCCTGACGCACTAGATACCATTGCAGAAATGAAAGCTGAATTATCAAAACTGAACTATGCCGTTAGTGGTTCTCGTCAGGAATTGGCAGAGCGGCTGCTTTATGAGCTCGAGTTTCCTCGTGAACGATTGATGTGGTTTCTTGAAAAAGATCACGTTAAATCAATGGAAAACAAAATAGCAATTAAGGCTGACGAGTACAAAGATATGGCCAACAGTCTGAAGGCCATTCATCGCGATTATTATGCACATAACCTGCTAGAAAATTGCTACGTTGAGCAATCGTTTTTTGTTACAACTCGAGAAATCATCCTTGATCCAATAACTCAAGAGGTGATTGATGTTGTTGATGTGCTTCGAAAATGCCGTACCGATGCAATCACTCATAACGGCAAGGTTATTGTCGATCTAAAAACAACTGAAGATGTTAGTCAGATCGGATTCGGCAAAACAATAGCCAAACGTCGATACCATGTACAAGCGGCATGGTACCTAGACATTATGTATTTACTGTTCGGCGATGACGCACCAACTCAATTTGCATTTATCGCAGCTCAGAAAAAACGGCCATATGATGTTGGTGTTTATTATCTCACCAAAGAGCAAATCCAGCTTGGACGCATGATTTATCAGCGCGACCTTAACCAGATTTTAATTTGTCAGCACGAAGGCCATTGGCCGGGCGCAACTAATGGCCAAATAATGAAAGCGGAGCTCCCTTACTGGGAAATGAGAAAACTAACTGAGGGCGTGATATGAGTAATTTATCAGCGACTGAAAGAGAGTGGATTGATAAAGGCAAAAAATGCGGCGCCAGCCTGACATTATTGTCTTATTGCACAGGGCGCTACATGATGCAAGGCGAGCCATACACTCACCCTAAAAGCATTGATGAGTTAAGCCGTTGTAGACTTCTTTTAGAAGATGTTCCTGACTTAAAAAGCTGTTTTCCTCGGGTGGCTAGCGCCTCGCTAGAATGGTCTGAGTTTGTTTTGTTTTGGGATGATCTTTGCATCATCCATGATCTAGAAAATCCAGATTGGCGCATATCGGCAAACCCGACACCAAAAACAGTAAAAATGTTAAACAGCATACTGAACAGAGAGAGAACGTAATCATGCAAATTGCTCAACTAACTATTCGAAACATACTCGGCTGCAAATCGCTAGAGTTTAGCCCCGGCAACTTTAATGAAATTAGCGGGCAAAATGGCGCAGGCAAAACATCCGTCCTTGAAGCCATTAAAGCGGCAGTTGGCTCCGGTCATGACGCGACGTTATTGCATCGCGGCGCTGAAGATGGCGAAATTGTTCTGGTATTGGATAACGGTGATCAAATTCGCCGCAGGATAACTCCAAGTGCCAGTAAAACCGAAGTAACTCAAGGCGGAGTGAAAGCCAAACGTCCTACTGACGTTATTAAGCAGTTAACTGATCTAGTTTCAATTAACCCTATTGATTTCCTACGTGCCCCAAAAAAAGACCGTGTTCGCGTCTTGCTTGAGACTATGCCTCTTGAGGCTGACATTGAGTACCTGAAAAAAATTACTCGTATAAACGTGCAAGCGGAGCCCGGCATTCACGCGCTTGATGTGATCGATAAAGTGGCAAAAATCGTTTATGACGATCGCACTGGCACAAACCGAGCTATAAAAGAAAAAGAGTCCACAATTAACCAGATGAATCTGGCCTTACCTGAAGCTCCTGCCGGAGTTGACGGGTCTGAAGCAGAGATAAATGAGGCAGTTGCTCAAGCTTATCAAGCAAAAGAAGCTGAAATGGCTCGCATTCAGGATAAGCTTGAGGGGATACGAAAAGATTCTCAGGCAGTGGTCGATAGTATACGTGCTAAGGCGCAAGAGGCTATCGACGCCATTAAAAATCAAGCGACTATTGACGCTGAAAATGAGCGCAAAAAATTAGCTGATATAGAACAAAAAGCGGCTACTCAACGCGATCGCAAGCTGGAACAGTTCACGGCCGAAGTTGCCCCATACCAGCAATCACTGGCTATCATTCGGGCTAATCGTGAAAACGTAGCTAAACGTGAGCAGGGATTAGATACTGTTAAAAAAATGGAAGTGGAGCTTGACGATCTGAAGCAAGACGAGCTAGCTCAAACCAAATCACTGGCTGACATTAACAATTACAAATTGCAGCTGTTAGATAGCCTACCGATCCCCGGCTTAGTTGTTCGTGATGGTGAAATATACCGTGACGATATCCACTTTGATCGACTGAATACAGCTCAACAAGTGCAAATCGCCGTGGAAATTGCCAAAATGCGAGCTGGAGACCTTGGCCTTATTTGCGTAGATGGGCTTGAGTTGTTAGATAAAGACGCTTTTGAGCAGTTCAAAGTGAAAGCGCTTGAGTCTGGATTACAGTTATTTGTAACCCGAGTTTCAGATGACGACTTTGCTGTAAAAGCAGAGTAATACTATAACCCTATCCGCGTCATTATCTGGCGCGGACAATAAATATCAGGAAATATTATGAGTAATAATAATTTACCAGTACAACAAGCACAAACTAATGGCATGATTGCTCAGTTTAATCAAAATGCTGGCATGCCGGCTAGTATCAATGCTGGTTCTGTCTCAATTGAATCAGAGCGAGCGATTGCAGAAGCCCGCGGGCAAATGCAATTATCAAAAATGTTCCCGCGCGATCTAACCAAAGCTCATTCCGAGCTCATGACAGCGTGCAAATCAAAATCCTTTGCTGGTGCCGCATTCTATAGCGTTCCTCGCGCTGGCGGAGCTGTTACAGGCCCTAGCATTCGATTAGCGGAAGAGATCGCTCGAGTGGTCGGCAATTTTCAATACGGTCATCGCGAATTAAGCCGAGATGATCACAAGTCTGAAATTGAAGTGTTCGCTTGGGATGTTGAAAACAATAACCGCAGCCTGCGTCAGCTTACAGTCATGCACGTTATTGACACGAAGCAAGGCCCAAGACCGTGCCGAGATCAAAAAGACATTGATGATAAGATCAGTAACGTAGCATCTAAGCAGGTTCGTGGGCGAATTCTCGCGCTGATCCCTAAATGGCTTCTTGAAGATGCCATCCTTGAGTGCCGTCGCACATTAACGGGTAACAACGATGAGCCGCTGGAAGTTCGCGTCAGAAAGATGACTCAGGCATTCATCAAGTACGGTGTAAACGTTGAGCATTTAGAAGCTTATTTGGGCCATAAAGTATCTGATATTTTAGTGGATGAATTAGTTGATCTGCAAGGTGTCTATAATGCCCTAAAAGAAGGGGCAAAACCATCTGAGTATTTTAACTCAAAAGAGGAAGCCGATGCCGATGACGACGCTGCCAATATCATTAAGAACGCAGCTAAAACCTCTGCCAAGGCATCTGCACCGCAAAATGCAGCACCCGTAACAGCAGCAAAAAAAGCTGCGGCACCAGCTGCGGCACAAAAGCGCAAGTCTCCTGAGCCAGAAGTGGAACAATTAGCTGCTAACAGTGAAGTTGTTGAGCAAAAAACTGTCGTAAATGAAGCTAAAGCAAAAAAAGAGCCTGAACCTGAGCTCGAGCCTGAACCTGAACAAGTAACTACTGAAGCAGCAACAACTGAACAGCAAGAAGAGGAAGAAGAAGATCTGTTTTAACATTACAGCATATCAGAACGCTAGATAACTAGCGTTCTATATAACTCCCAGAAATTAAAAGGTAAATAACGCCATGAATAAAAATGACTTAGTAAAACTCACCGCTATAAATACTGGAGCAACGATTAAAGCAACCGACGAAACAATTTCGTCTTTTATTGACGAAATCAACTCAGCGCTTAAAAGCGGTGATGAAGTTAGAGTTTCTGGCCTAGGCACTTTCAATGTATCAGAACGTGCAGCCCGCAAAGGCCGCAACCCCAGCACTGGCGCACCAATGGATTTCCCCGCCAGTAAAAATGTAAAATTTAAGGCGGCTCAGTCGCTTAAAGATGCCGTAAAATAATAAAATTTCATTAAATTAAAGGCAGACTTATCTGCCTTTTTTCTTTTGAGGAATTCACTGTGAAAGCATTAGATATAAAATCCGCGCTTAGAGCTCGATTTTCAGGTCAAGAATGGGCTATATTTTTTGAGGTAGCCGACGCTTCCGGCTCTGGAAATAAACGCTATGCCGACGCGGTAGCAATGAACCTGTGGCCGTCACGCGGATTAGAACTTCATGGTTTTGAGATAAAAGTTAGCCGCTCTGACTGGTTAAGTGAGCTTAAGAACCCAGCAAAATCTGAGCCTGTTCAAAAGTATTGCGATCGTTGGTGGATAATTTGCCCGTCTGGAATTATTAAGCCTGGTGAGTTACCGCCAACATGGGGCCATTATGAAATCTCAGATAGCGGCCAAATCACTGAAAAAGTTAAAGCGCCAAAATTAGAGCCAATTGATGCCACCCGCGGCTTTATAGCCTCTTTACTGCGTCGAGCAGGATCAGTTGATACGGCTGAGGTATCCAACCTAGTTGAAAAGAGAATTGATAAAATAAGGTCTGAAGATAAGGAGCATATTGACAGAGAGATAAAGAGGCGCAGCGCTAAAGCTACTGCTCTTCTGGAAAAGGTGGCTTATATCAAGCTGCATACCGGAATCGATCTACTTACCTACCAAATGCCTGAAGATGTTGCTTCTGCAATAAAACTGGTTATTGATAGCGGAGTATTTGAAACGTATACAGGGCTGTCAAATTTAACTGATCATGTTCAAAAAATGGCTGACAAACTAAAAGATGCAATGAAAGAGATGAAAGTTAAACCATCTCGTTAATCATTTTTGATTGACTCGTTATCTAAAAATGACTAAAGTGGCATTTAATGATTTACATTGAATGCCATTTTTTATGGGCGGAGCTAATCAAATGCCGAAATTAACTAAAACACTGATTGATAATTTAAAGCCTGCTGGCTTAGAACAATGGATATGGGATACCGAGCTGGAAGGATTCGGGATCAGAATTCAGGCGTCAGGCAGAAAAGTTTATGTTATTCGGTACCGAGTTAAAAATGCCAATAAAACTCAACGCAAACAAAACATTGCTCGTTGTAGCGATATTCCTCCTGAAAAAGCAAGAGAGCTGGCCCGTAAAGTTTTTGCCCAAGTTGCTGAGGGCCTAGATCCTGTTATGGAGCGAAAAAACAAAGTAGAAGCCCCAACTATCAGTGAGATGTGCGACCGCTTCTTAAAAGAGCACTCACGGCCGTTCAAAAAGCCTCGCAGCGTTGAGCATGACGAAAGTAAAATTAAAAATTACATTAAGCCTCTGGCTGGCGAGCGTAAAGTGGCGGAGTTTACTAAGGCCGACGTGCTCACGATTCATGGCAGCCTATCAGACAAGCCTGCGACTGCTAACCAAGTATTGGCATTACTCAGCAAGGCATTTAACTTAGCTGAAGATTGGGGATGGCGAGAGCAGGGTTCTAATCCTTGTCGTCGAATTAAAAAGTACAAAATTAATGAGCGAGAGCTAATTTTAACTACTCCGCAAATTAAAGCGTTAAGCAACGCCTTAATATCACTAGAGACCGAAAATAAAATTACTCAGCCAATGGTAAATTTAGTTCGTTTGTTAATGCTGACCGGCTGTCGATTAAGAGAGATCATGCATGCAAAACTGTCTTGGGTTGATCATGAGCGCTCGCTACTTATATTGCCAGACTCTAAAGTGGGGCAACGAAAGATCCCGCTAGCTCCGCTTGCAATGGATATCATTAATTCAATACCGGATGGTGAGTGGATGATCCCTAGCAGAGTTAATGGGATCCCTATGGACTCACCCTACAAAGAGTGGTCAGCGATAAAATCTGCTGCTGATTTGCCTGCAGAGCTAAGATTGCATGACCTACGGCATACTGCGGGCTCACTTGGCCATATGGCTGGGCTCACTCAGCAGCAGATTGCGACGCTTTTAGGACATAAGCAGATAAGCACAACAGCTAGGTACCTTCACGGCTACCACGGTGATGGTGAGCGCATAGCTGAGACTGTTAGTAACGTCATCTCGCTGGCTTGGAGCAATCCAGCAGCTAAATTGGTCGCTGCTATTTAGTCGTGATAGCATTATTTTTAAATCAAGCCCTAATCAGGGCTTCTTTTTTATTTTGAGGAAATTATGTCTAATGAAAATCTAGCTCAAGATGTTGAACTAAAAGAATGGGAATTTAACAATCGAGCCAGAAACCCCGTCGTTAAATTTAGTCAAAAAGATGCTGAATTTGGCCCCGAGTTCTGCGTCAAATGTGATGAAAGCATGCCATTAGTCAGGCGTCAATACGGGTATAAATTGTGCGTTACATGCAAGTCGAAAGAAGAATAGTTAAGGTTTTTTCTTTATGCATCCAACTGCGGCCATTTCCCAAGCATTAGCGTATTGCTCCGCCATTTCAAAATCTTCTGCTAAAATTGCCGCGGCTGCCTTATCGCCAGGATAAGGCCCTATTCCAGTTTTAAATTCTGGGCGAGTTGGCGTCGACTCAATACAGGCTTCCTTTACCATCACTTTAACCGTCACGATCTCAGGCTCAGGTTTGGCGTTATTAGCTTGGCAGCCGGTAAGCAAAATAAACATCACAATTAAATACAATTTCATTATCTAAGGTCCCAGTACCGTTTTAAAACTGGCCCGCACGTTATTTCTGATTTAGTATCACTATTTAACTTACCTATCCGGCTGTCGCTTTGAGCTTTCAATTGAGCCAGTAATTTCTCAGCCTGTTCTTTTGCTCCTTCTGCAGCATCCGCTCTGGCTTTTTCCGCGTCAATAGCCCCATTATACTCAACTATTTTTAACTTTAGCTCTGAACTATAATTAGCCAATTTGAGAACGGAAGTATTAAGGCTTTCAATTTTTTCATTAAGGCCTTGCTTTGCCGATGAACAGACCACTTCAGTTCTTGCAGAGCCAACCGTATCACCAAATTTAAAACCACCAGCAAAAGCTGTTAGCAACGCTATTACCGCAAGTAATATTTTATATTGCATTGGTATTGCATTCATTTGACCACCCTTAGCGGTAATGGCGGCAGCATCGATGTGCTATCACGTCCGACTAAGTTATTTTGATATTTTATTGTGACATTCAGGGAATATTCCCCGGCAGGAACAGATGGAACGATCCCGCCCATAGCAGCTTTGTAGCAACCTTTTCGGGCTAGATAAACTGTGCTACTCAGCGGATATCTGACCTTATCTTTCCCATCAATAGAGGGATAGACCTCTATACCAATGCCCTCAGAAGAGCAGATAACGCCTCTAACTGCAAACGGATCCCCTGCATGCATAATTTGAGTTATCTGGTTTGATTCATTAGTCAGGTATGCCTCTTTAACTGTAATTGGATCCCCGCCTACAAGCACCATCCACCACATAATAAAGCCAGACAAATAAAGGGCTACTAAGTAGCAGCTGGCGATTACCATGGCATTCATGCCTTTTTCGGCGGGGATTCTCATTTTATAAGTACCTTAGCCATTATCGCCATGAATACCGACGTCATGACAGCTGTTGCTAGACCATATGCGATTAGCTTTACTGGCGCGAACTCCTGCTTACTAACAAAATCCTCAATGTCTTTTTGCAGATGTTTCACAGTTAGATTTAAATTAGAAACCTGAGTTTTCAGCTCTTGAAAATCTTCTGGATTTACTTGCATCGCGTCCCCTGCCCTTTTTCAAAAAAATCAATGTACTTTTCGCGTCTCACATAAATGACATTTGAGACATATTCACGGTTTATGTGGAAAAAAGACTGACGATATCCTGGTCTTGGCATTTTAGATTTTAAGCTTGTCAGCTCTACATTGCCGGTCCACTTGCTAGGATCGCAGAGGTCAGTGTTAGCGCATAACCTCCTATCTTGCAATAACCCTCCTTCGCCGCCATTGTAAGCTGAGAGCGTAAAGCTGAGCTGATCTATCTCTGACGCCGCGCCTTTTTGCCTCTTGTATATCGAATGATCCATCTCGACAATAGCAGTTAATTGATACACTGGATCAGCCCATCGCGCGGTAGTCCACCCGCGTAACGACGGAAACCTTAGCCTAAGCTCTTCTTGCTTATCAAACCTAACAGTGCCATCGGAATTATATGCTGTAGTGACTTGGCCTAAGCCGCGCCCCCATTCTCTGCTAGTTTTTAGCTGAACATTTGGATTCCAGCACTTGGAGTGAGTCAGGCTTATGCAGCTTTCTTGCTCGACCTGAGAAGCCAAGAAAGAAGGTATAGGTGCATCTGGCCATATCTTTTGCTGAGAACATAATAGTGTCGGCAAATGCTCAGCGGCTCGCGCCGGTAGATCTTGAGCAAAGGCATTAAAACTTAATGCTGCCAGCAAAATAATCAGCTTCATGACTATGCCTTAACCCACATTACTAACGCCATAAAAACGATAGCAACAAATAATACTATAGCGGATGCTAGAACAGCTGCTGCCATATTGCCTTTTTCAGTTAAGATGATCAGCTTAGTTAGTTCGATCCTATGAAACACGATACGAGATACAACTACGGCAATCCCAGCCATAATTGGTGAAAAAACAGTCCAGTCTACTAGAGTTTTTGCCATAGCAGGGTCAATAAAATACATTACCAATAACGCAGGAACTATCAGAATTAATGCTGATTTATCAATTAACGCCCTAAGACGTTTACTTAAACTTTCAAATTTACTCATGAAAAATGCCCTCAATTGTCATTAAGGGCATTTTGTCATCACGACTAAATTAGATGAAAAACTACATCTGATAAGTCAATTAAGTCAAGGTGTATTGATACGGTATCAACTGGCAAATTAAAAGCGTAAACATTTCCATCTGGGCCAAACATAACATTAGCTGATCCTGATGGGTTGCCATTAGAAAGTATTGGAGTAGCTGAACTATACTTTGTAACCGCTGGCCATAAATGCTTTGGTAACTGCATAAAAGGAGTGCCTTCAGGAACATTAGAATCGACTAAATCCAACAGATCAACTGTACCAGTTATTACAGATGCTTTTAATGACGGCCTTGAATTAACTCCAAATCCATTTCTCATCCAGCTTGGCGGTACTAGCTCAAAAGGAACGTGATTAGTATCATCAAACTGATGAAGTGCCCCCACTATTGATTCTGCTAAACCTAAACCAAGCATATTCACAGCGTATGGTGTAGGGTGAATATTATCAACAACTATGGGGTCTATTTCCACACCAGTAACAGATGCATCTAACCATGATGCGGTAACAGGACCGTAATTTTTCATCGACTGTAAATTAATTAATGCCCCAGCATTTGCAACAGCTCTTATCAATATAGATCTATAAGTGTGACCTACTTCATTATAAGTAGTATTTTGCCCACCCGTCTGACCGTGAGCATTAGCTTCTGCTTTTGAATAATATTGAGTCGGGATGCCAACTATAGCTATTGTTCCAACTGATTTGCAATAATTACACATCGCAACTATTGAGTTGCTAAATGCAGTTATATCAGTAAGACCTTGAATGTCATTAACGCCAATCTGTATTAAACAGAAATCATATCCAACACCAATAGTTTGCAATATTGCTAATTGCTCAGCAACTTTTTGACCTGCAACAGCAATATTATTTAATTCTGATAACTGTATTCCTTGCGATTGCAATATACTTGCCATGACTCTAAAAGGTGAATATTGTACATTATTATCAGAAATTGAATCTCCAACACCAATTATTCTTAATGGTTTGCTTCCGCCAGTTGAATTACTTAACACTAAAGATGGTTGACTAATGTACGTGGTTCCTGAAATATTTTCAGTACCCATCATCACCCCTGTAATATTAGATTTTGTATTGTATGTCCCTACAACTAAACCATTACATAAAACGCTAAATTTTCTTTCTGAAATAACTCTAACACTCATTAAAGAGTTGTTGAATAAATCCCTTTGTTGGTTAAGCAATGCTCTTGGCACGCCTTGAATTAATGCGGGCTCACCGGTAACGGCTTCAACTAATGTTACCGCTTGAGTTGCTGAGCTTTGAGAGTAGTATGCATATCCATTAAGCGTCTTTACTCCGGCAAAAAAAACTCCTGATACAGAGTTAGACATTAAAGCAAATATTTCTTGATTAACTTTGCAGTTTCTTAATGCAGCTATGGTTTTTCCAGTTCCATCAAAAGATATGCTATCACTACTTGAACTAATAGGCGCTTCAGTGTTGTCTGGATCTGAAAGGTTAACAACAACAAAATCTGAACCACTAAGAGATTTTGGTTTTGAATAAACACCTTGAGTTTGAGTTAATGTTGGAAGTGTTGAAGATGGGCGTTTTTTTACAAATGGATGGCCGTAAGTGCTAAACCCAAAATTATGCTGAACCTTTAAAAGTTCTCGATTGTATTTCAATAAATCATTATTAGCAAAAGGGCTGTTTGAAATCCCTCCGCTATAAACAATCCTTAAAGATACACCTTCATCTGCAACTATTTCAACTGGATAGTATACCGGAGTAGTATCGTCTCCGTTGATTAAATATTGCCCGGTTTGTTTTTTTGGTAAATAAAGTTTTCCGCCACCCATTAAATTTAATTGAGTAAATGCAGAAGAAAATGCTGACAAGTTATTAGTAGTCAATAAAGTTCCATCATTATCATCGACTCCACCATGATCAAAGATGTTAATAGTATCACGAGCTCTCGATAAAAGATCTCGCTCTACTCCTGCGACAACTTCCGCTTTTATCGTAGATGCAGGTTTTGGAAGAGCTTGTATTGCTACAACTCTTTTACTATCACCAGGAGTATCTGGAGTAGTAATAGGATCTATTCCAGCTGCACTCGCTAACGTATCTGTAAAAGCTTTCCAATCGTCAATATCTTGCTGTACATTCCCGCCATTTTTATTTAAAAGCCTGTCCGCAGGTACAGGTATCTCTGATAAATCAGTCCACCCCTCGTCTGGAAGCATTCCTGCTCCTACGATTTTAGGAAAGGATCCATCCCACCGAAAAACTTTACCTAATCCAGAAGACAAAAGGCAATCCGTAGGATATTGTAAAACCCCACCAGTTTCAAATGAACCAGAAACCAATTTATAACCAAATGAATTATAAATTCTTTTTGTCAACTCAAAAACATTTACATCTGCAGTGCTAAATGTTTGCTGAATTCTAACGACGTCTACGCTAAGGTCATTATCAGCGTTAGGCAAAGGAAGCCCTAAATTAGTCGTTACATTATCAATAGTCATTATCTTTTTCCTTATGAAATTTAAGTCACGCTGACTCTTAGATTTTTAACAAATGGCCGAGAGGCCGCATTTCCATTTAAAGTTAGCTTAGTCCTTAAATTAGCTTCATTAGTCCCTGTTATATAAAATTGAAATTCAAACCAATCGTCACCTAATGGTATTGGAGAGCCATAAGATGGAACAGGCACCCATGTATCTCCGGGGTCTGTTCCCGATATCTGAACAGCAACAGAAGCCCCTGACGGGATTAAAGCATCAATAATTATTTTGACATTTGATCCTGCAGCATCGGCTGGCATAGCCCTAGATACATAATCAGCAGAATTTGATAACGTTCCTGAAATTATTTGAGCACCAGGCGCTATCATAGCCGAAGCTTGAGAGTTTGCTTTCAAACGAGCTTTAACCCCAACATCTCCTGTTATTCCGGCCGCTAAACGGATAACTTGACTGTCACCAGTTGAAATTACTGAGCTGTCAGGAAGAGTTAGCAAAATGTCACTTGTCGCAGAAGTTGTTGGATTATCTGTGACGGCTAAAACAATCAAATCAGTAGCATTAGTAACGGATACTGTGCCAAGATCAATAATTCTTTCAGTTTGATTATATTTTGCAGCTAAAAGCCTAAATGTAAGATCTCGATCTTGATGCGGTGTCCAAGTGCTTGCATTGCTTGAGCTAAGTAACACTCCTACTTGATATGGTTGATTGGTCACCCATCTTGAGTTTGTTTCGTCATACTTCCCAAGCTCAGCTACAGCAACAGAAGATACTGCGTCATTACATAAAACAACAATTGCATATTCAATGTTAGCTTGAATAGTAATCGGCAACTCAAAACTAAATCTATTCCAATTATTTACATTTATTGCTGCTGGTTTAAGACGGCACTCAGCAATCACAGATGAAGTCGGCAGACCAACTTGCGTCTCTCTTATTTGCAATATGATGTCACTAGAACCTTTTGCTGTCACAAAAATATCTGCGCCGCCAAGCTGCGTTAAAGTTGGTAAAGAAAAGGTTTGCGCAAGCGGATCTACCGGGAAAAACCGCTGAGTAATTGTAGTGATACTTTGTCTAGCTTCTTGAACTAAATCACCTTGACCAAAAAATGATGCAGATCCAGAGCTGCCACCGGAACCATTAAAAATAACGGCTTTAGCTCCAGCTAAAACGTTTGCTGGAATAGTAAACTTACCCTGAACTACGCCCTGTGAATCAGCTGTTACTGACATAAAAACCTCTTTACAATGGATTTGCTGTGACAGATATTCCGTCAAAAATTACGTTATTTAAAACTTCACCCGGTCCAAATCCTGAAATCTTAAATCCAACATCTATTTGCCTAAGATTTTGAATCAAACTTGAAGTAGTCTTAACTAATTGTGTCGATGCAGTAGTTGTCACAGATGATCTATTACCCCAACCCTCAACAAATCTTTGTGTTATTGGTGATAGCCATACCGAATTTACTTCCGTCCATCGATCAATAGCTGGATTGAGCTGCACGCCTGCCGGTAATAAACCAAAAGCCATATATGGATTTATTTTCATTCCGCCAGTCCGCAATTCTTGTTGCAGTATAGGTTCCAAAGTGTATCCGCAAGTTAACGCATTAGATAATGATATGGACGTATCTAAGGCCTCGCCGTCAATCGGCAAAGTAAGCACACCATTGGATATTGCCGCAGTTTGAGATATCCCTTGGTCTCTTTGTAAGTCATCAAGAAAAGGATCTACAAATAACCCTTTTTGAGCTGAAGATTCCCTTTGCGTTATATCTCCAGAAAGTTTTTGCTGTGCAACTAAGTCAGTTATTGCATCAAGCCTGAAAAATAACTGCTCAATACTTGACATGGATACAGCTCTAACCCCGTCATTTAGCACCTGCCGAGCATTGGTCCAAGTCTGAACCACTTGCGCTAGTGCGATAAGATTGTTTGGCGTAGCGGGCCTTACAGGGCTGTAATCAGTAGACACTCCTTTAACCCAAATAAATTGCCCACTCTCATCAAGACATAAACGATCTATTCTGGGAAGTTTTGTATTGTAATCTGTTAAAACGAGAGTACCGACCACTGCGTTAGCAATAGTAAATCCAGTATCATCAACATCTACAGGGGTGACGTCTGTTATGTGGCGATAAATAATATTAAAAGTAGAACCTGGTGCCGGCTCTGCGCCGGGCAATGACCAATCAACCTTGCCTGCAGTTAATTGATAATCAGTACCTAGAATATAAGTAGTAGCTCCTTGAGTTACTGATTCAATAGAAATTACTGACGTATCTGGTATTGGATCTTGAGCCCCAGAAAAAGAACCGTGCACAATTGTTGTTGAGGTTTCTTTGGTAATTGACACCTGCTGTATGTTAGATATTGGAGGCCTATCAACATTTATTCTTTGCGATGAAACAGTTGTAGATGTTTTTGGTTCATTAGAAATAAACTTGAGCTCTGGATTAGCAGGATAATTTAAACGAACAGATGTATTTAGCTCGATACCAAAACCGTTTACTCTAGCTCTGCCAGACTCAATATTGTAAACTTGATTTATGCCGTCATCGTTCATTTTAGAAACAATAAGCCCATTTACGACATAATTTGATCCTGCGCTATCTCTGTCATACCTTGCTATAGCTTGTGTTACACTATCAAGCTGAGGCGGTGGCTCTTTTGCTCGCTGAACACCATCTTCAATATAATAAACTGGGAAAAACTCTAAATTATTTGATGAATCTGTTGTTTGGAACCCCCAAGATGGATCAACTTTTAAGCGAGCAGCTCCTGGTTCATTATAATTACGAGTTCCTGCTGCTGGATCATTGAGAGATGCGTCAGTAATCTCTGTAACTATTGATTCTGTAAGAATAATGCCTACAGCAACCGTTCCTATAGTCGGGATGTTTAAAGTGCCATCAGGAACCCCTCTAACGGCCCCCCTTAGGTAAATAGCGCCTGACTCACAAGTTACATCACCATTAGATTGGTTAACGACTATGCGAGCGTCACGAATAATATCGCCATCTTTAAATAAGGCATCACCAAACTGTTTATCTCTATAAATTCCAGCTTGCTGTATTTCATTTATCTCAGAAGACTGCAAGACGTATCCTGACCTGAAAAGATGTTCTTCAAAATTTTTTGCAGGGTCAAAACGAGAGTAATAATCTAATAATGTCATTTCAATAACCTTAAAATTGAACCACAAGTTCAAATTGTTGACGAATAGTCGGACTTCTATCTATTCTGTCAAAATGTTCAATAGTCAAAATTCCGCCGGGAGAATCGACTTCAGAAGGCAAAAGATATTCTTGAGAAGGAGGGACTCCGCTTTTCAAAGTAGTCCCAATAAACACCGCAGCTTCACGAATAACTTCAGTTGGTGAATCTAAAAAATCAAATGAAAACCTCATGTAAAGCCATTTTGTTGGAGTTTCTGAGATCGAGAACCTTCCAGATGGTACATATATCAAACCATTAACGTCTGGCACACAATAAGCTACTTGAGACGCTTTTCTTCTACCAAATTCAGCAGTTAGTGATTCTGCGTCTATATTCTCAGGCGGCCTTGATGCATCCCAAGACGTATTACCTCGCCCCCATGCCAAGTGAAGCGTTTCATTTTTGATTGCGGTAGCCACGCTTGCTCTTCCGGGGTTAGTTAAAATTGCCATACGTCCTCCATTTCACAACAGTCTTGCATCACGACAAGCTATTATGATGCGGTTAATTTCCTAGCCAATTTATATCAGACCAAATCCCAGACTCAACCCAAGTGTAACCAAGTCTTTGACTTATAAGCATGCTTGCAGAATGAGGAGAAGAAGAATCAAAGACAAAATCATTCCATTGGCGATTATCCCAACCCCCATCTTGCCAAGTAAAATTCCTGCCATTAACGTAAGTTCCATTACTAGATATTCCAAAATAATAATTTCTAATACACTGGCTTTCTGATAGGACAAGATTATCACTTAACTTACAATCATCAGCAGACTTCACTAGATTTGAATGCTGAGCTTGTATCCCCATAAGAACTGTACCGTCGATTGATGCATCGACGAAAGTTGACGGCCGTATTTCAGCATCAAGCACTATAATTCCTGAGGCTTTATTTCGCATTATAATGGGAATTACATCAGACCAATCTAATGGAATTAATGAAACAGGACGAATTAAGTGATAACCAACTTTTTCACCATTATATAACTTTTTAGTGCCAGAGAGCTCAGAGTCATCAAGCCTGAACATTTCCCCCCAAGGCTCTTCGATAATGACTCTTTTACCTGTCTCATCAAAAATAGCTTGCTCAATAGCAAAAGCATTTACTCTTTCCCTAAAAGCTTCCTTAGGTATCTGATTGGAATAATCAATATCTATTTGGTTTTGTGATCTTTTATGATTATAAAGGTTTCCCCATAAATCAAGCCATTCACCTTCTGCTGAAGATATAACCATCTGTTTTATGGCTTCATCAATTTGTTTTTTTGCAATTTTAAGCTCTTTGCTATAAGCCCCAAAAAATGCATATATTAAATTAGTGAAACCATATAAAAAACCAGATTCGTTTTGATTTCCTAATCCATCAGTTAACACCGTTGAATTAAAATCTAAGAAATCACTTGACACCGAGCCGACTTCAAATCCATCAGTTTGTAATTGAACGATCAATTCAGCAATTGAAAGCTCTGGCAGACTATAATTGAATAATTGAACGCCATCACTGACAGATAGGGCTTCATTACTAACGGACCAACTGCAGCTGCCAAGCGGATTTCTCAACCTAAATGCCATTTGATCATAAGGACTGGTATCAAATACGTCTTTATGAGGATATTTTAAAAGCTTCTGTAAAGTAGCCATTAAATCTCCGACAGTAAAATAGTACCGGGCTTAAGCACTTCAAGTTCAGCACAGACAATATTGCCGGTAATATTTAATACTACGGTATCAACACCTATTACGCTGGAAATATCGGTTTCTAAGGAGCCAAGATAAAGAACTGTCCCCGGATTAACGTTTGATAATGTAGTTGCGAAAATCACAGTGATCTGCTGAGTTATAGCGCCATCAAGTACATATCCATTCAGCATTTTTATTTGAGCAGTTAACGGTATAAGTCTTTCGGTCATAGGTAAAGCATCTACTCTAATGCCTCCGGAACGATAGCCTGGTACAATTTCCTGAGTAAGCTGATCCCTTTTCCCATCAAGAAGAATTTGAGCATTAGCAATTAATTTTTCGGAAGGTAATCCATTAGATGAATAGAGATAAATCCTTACATAACCAGGATTCTCAACTAAACCAGTTTTTGTTACATATTCAATGATATTGCCAACTTCATCAAGTACGACAGCCTGCTTAGCCCCATAAAGGCAAGCAGAATTTGTCCCTCTCGACAACGCAGCAATGTACTCAGAGAACCTTGATTCTTGCTCATTATCAGTTTCAATATTGGCGCCATTATCAATTGCAGAGTTACTTACGCTATAACCCGCACCAAAAATAGGACTCTCACTAATAGCCCCAGCAGAAACGTTGTATGATGCACCAACAGCCGAGGCTTGGACTGGTATAATGCAAGATATTTCTCCAGCCAAAAAAGTCACTTCTGCCGTGCTTAAATATAAACGACCATCAGTAGTCCTAAACTCTGAACCAATTAATATGACTAAGTTTTCTGTTTGAGGCACATCAGCTTCGATATAAACAAAACCGCGCGCAAATTTCGCTGGCAGCTTAGAGAAATTAAAAGACTTAAATGTGGCCACAGGTATAGCTTCTCGTAAACCTGTGAAAAATTGCAAGTATAGCTCTTCAATTTCTACAGCCGGGGCTTCTATCAGTGTTCTTGAAGCCGAACCCGGTATCCAATCTGTGATCTTTTTAGTCACGCTTCTAGCATGATTTATCATTGACGCCGTGATGGACGCAAAGTCCTTGATCTGGAAAGCCAAGATGCCACCATTTATGAGATAAGATTTTATCAGTCAGTCTGACATCACGACAGCTGGCTAATATCTATCTTAGCGCCCTCAATGGCTTCCGCTGTTGCAGAAATCCTCATAACATCACCGACTGATTCGGCTGAAGAAAATGTGACTACTGATACCCTATAGTCAGCTTCTAAAGCAGATTTTACATATTCTGCCCCTAATGCTCCCGCCGCGGGGCCAGCAACAGATCCTTTGAGCTTCCAAACTAAGCACCCATATTCTGGATGCCTGTTTAGTTGGCCTTTCGTCGTAGTTACACGATGCTTTAGTTGCTGAGATAAATTTAATGTTCCGGCTGCAATAGATAGATCGCCAGTTTCATCAACAGTTAGCAACTTATTCGATAATAAACAGTCCCTCTCGTAAACTTGGCCTTTTTCAGCCTCGTCGGTGTAGACGCCAACAGGGGCCGGGACTTTTATTAATGAGCCAGTTATTTTGGTTGACTCTGTAACAAGTGATAGATCATCAGTTAAGTATGGGTAAACCAATTGATTTAACCACACTAACTCTGCCCATCTATTTGCGTCACCGAGCTCTCGTGATGCCACCGACTGTAAGGTATCAGATATGAAAGTTTCGACTAATCGATAATTTGGCTCACTTCGTTCAAATTCACTCATTTAATTTCCACACCATTATTGATGATCGTTAAGTTCCTATCAATCTCTTGTATTGACATTGGAGCTAGAACTGGATCAGCTCGTCCAACTGTAGAAATGCTAGAATATGCAGAGCTATTGACTCCCACGCTTCCTTTGCTAGTTTGCATTAACTGAAAAGCATTACTTCCAGAGTATGAGCTTCCTAGTCTGCCACCAGTCGTTGACGAACAATTTGATGCTCCAAATAACCCATCATAATCATTATAAGTTTTACGTGGTCTCAATGAATTGCTGAATATACATAAAACTTCGTTATATGCTGCAGCAACTCTTGATATTGCTGACATCAGCCGGCTTGGCAATCCGGCTACGGATGAGATGGTACGATTGATGTTGATACCTACAGCAGCCAAATCTGCCGCAATGCTAATTAAAGAGTTGGCGGAACTAAATACTCCGTCCTGAACGCTAAGGACAGCATCATTTACAGCATTAAAAACTTGAAGAGACTTTGCCGCAAAGTCGGCAATAGTTTTGCCGACAGGCATCAATGCGGCGTCTTTATATGATACAGCCTCTTCTATAATCGATTGAATGTTTGCCGACAATTCTTGAAGTTTAACTATTGCACTAGATAAAGCATTTATGCCGGCTGGCACGCTACCTCGAATTGGAACAATTTTAAATTGTTCGTCGATATTTGTAGATACTGCCTGGAGAGCGATTTGATACTGAAAAAGTAAAGGCCTAGATTTTGAGCGGCGTAATACAAACTGAGTTGGTACAACTGACCATGTGAAGTTGTCGAGCATATCAACAAACAAAAGTTTAATTAACGATGGATCAAGACCGTTGTCAATCGACCTCTGTTTAGCTTTGTGATAATCATGAGCTACCAGCTGATTTAACTGCTCAAATGCCGCGGCCCCATCTTTACCTCCGGCATACGTTTGCCTCCATCCAGTGTGGCCTGAAATAGTCAAAGATGGCAATCCTTCGCCAAAATTGTCAACCCAACCACTCACATTTCTGCCCAGAGTTTGAGTTATTGCGACGCGAGAAGGCTCCACTCTATTCAGATCTTCTGGTCTGATTTTTAGAGTAACAGGAGCGCTAAAACGTCCGTTTTCTTGCAATACAAATGCAATCGGGCGAACGCCTGCGCGTTGATCTTTCGGTGGAGAGGTATTTTGCATATTCAAATTCTCGCATCACGACAAAATAGCTATATCACTACTGCTCTGGCGGACCAGAGACACTAGAACCGGCAGTCACTCCCGTTTGCTTATGATTTTTAAGGCTTACAGCGTCCGCCACAATATCATCTTCAGCATGAATTCCTTTATCAACTTGCATATTGCCGGTAAATCTGGCTATTTCCATATCAAATAAACCGCTAGGGGCCTTTATAGTTACTTCTCCAGTTGAGTCGATGAGCGAAGTGCCAGCAACTGCCGCTGATAGGTTCCCACCAACATCTACTTCTAGATCGCTTTTCATTGTCATTTTAGCTTTACCGTCAGGCGACAAGGTTACAACTACCTCGTCATCAGCAAGGCCAATTCTAACAAAAACTTTTCGATCTTTATTTCTGCTGATACTCAAGTTTTTATCAGCATTAGAATTTTCATAATCAACTTTATCGGGGCTTTCACCAATTCTAACATAGGTGCCGCATGGATGAGATATTTGGTAATTGCCATCGCCATCAATAGTCTTAACCAAATCAGATTGATGGCGATAAATACTCAGCTTTCCATCTTTGAAAAGCATTTGGTTTAATTGAGGAAAAATAAAGCCGATCACTATTGGATTTCTACCTAGATAACCGACTAATGCCAATACGTCTTGGCCATCATGATCTCTTTGAGTTATATCCCACTTATTTTTTTTAGCAATAACCTCAGGAAGATCTACTGTACCAGTTCTTCCGCTGGCGCCCAATGATGACACTTGAGCGCCAATAATGCGGGCGCCGTCATCGGTCATGACTAAATCAACAGACATGTCCGCGGCATGCGTTTCTACGACGATACCTAATCGTAAGCTCATTTAGGATCCTTTTCTCGTTGCTTGCTCAGCTAACCATGGAGACTGTTTCCCGCTTTCCATTGCTGATCTAGTGACAAAACCTTGTCCTCTCTCATACGTTATTGTTGCAATGTAGCTTTGAAATGGTACAAATTCATCGACAATTTGAGTGATGTAAGCAGTGTATTCCATTGCTCCAATTTTAAACTTGGCATAGTCTCCTGCTTTTATGTGCTCTTCATTGTCGGCACGCATTAGACCGCCTTTTATCCTGGCGCTGCCCTGCTCAAAAACAACATTGTCTTTATTCATTTCGATCATTAATCTGCGTCGATTATCAATCCAACTTTCAGTATCAATGCTCCTCGACTCTTGCTTGTCTGCTGGAAGCCCTCCTGACTCGCTATAAGTTAGATCGGCACCTTGGTTCGTTTCAGAATACATAGGCCTTACACCATAGTATTTAGTTGCTGAGTTAGCATATCCACCAGTAGACACTTGACCTGCTTGAACAGCAAAAAGCTTTCTATAAATATCATCAATCAAATCGTACTTTTGATTGTTTACCCAAAAGAAATTGGCAACATTATCATCGCTGCGCTCAGAGCTAATAGATACAAGATCATCATCTAAAATGTCATTGTAAATTGGCTCAGGAGCATCATCTTGGATCATGTAAGATTTTGCGCCGTCGGGTTTGCTGATATGCATCGCAGGAATTGGGCGATACACAACATGAACGCCGTCTGATTTGTCTTCAATATAAAGCTCGTTCCAGACTCCAACGTCACCATACATCTTTGCCAGCTCATACAGTGATCCTTGAGCGCTTTGATAACCGCCATTGATCACTCCGTGCTTAACAAGTATAAATTGATCTGTTTTTATCGACCTCGGCATAGGCGAGTTTTTGGGCACAAACTCGTCCATAAATGGGTTAATAATTTTGTCAATCAGCAGTTTTATGTACTCGCTAGATTTGAGCACATTTGTAGCTTGGATACCAAATTTCTCAAACATATTATATGCAGTTAAATAAGCCGCAGAAGCATCGTAAGCCCTTAAATAAAGGACTTGGTACATCTGCCATATTTTCCCATAGTCTTGACCTGATATGGATACCGTTCTAGCAGGGATACCATTTGGCCCCATAGCCATCCCGCGCCCAACCTTAGAGACAAACCCCCTCATTTTTATTGGGTAAGGTTTTCCTTTTGGCCATACTCCGACGCCTTTCCACATTCTGATCTCTATCATGTCCATTGGTTCAACTAGGCCATAGATAGACTCGAGTGCTTTTGTTACTACGTCACCAGAAAGACCGCTAGAAACTTGAGGCTGGTCAGAGAATGTAATAGAGAAAGCTCCAGCCGGCTCGCGAATGCCTTTTGTCGTAGTTACACTTGAACCATCACCGAGAAAATGCGTTAGATCAATGAATGCTTCTCTACCTTCATATCGTGATGAAACGGCTTTTTTACCATCAATAGTTTTTCTATCAATCGTTTTGTACAGCCTTAAACTGATCTGCGGTTTTGCATCTTTAAATGATGGCATTTAATTCCTCACAGTTCCAAAAGGCGTAGCGGGCCTCAATGTTGTCGTTATCGATTGGCTAGGCATTACCTGCTGGCCTCGTTCATTTCTATGAATGACTTCGATCGGAGTAGCGTCTAATACAAATCTTTGCTCTCCACCATGTCCATTGCCAGCCGCATTTGGGATCTGAGTTCCAGATTTTTGAGCTTTAGATACTTCATCTTGCTGCTGAAGCCTGATAGAGTCTGCCTTGTCAATTCTAAACTTTTCCTCGTCCAATCTTGATTTTTCACTTTGAATTGAGCGATTTGCCTCTATATCAATTTTTCTGCGTCTTTCATCAAGATCTTTTTGTAACTGATTGGCAGCCACCCCATTGTCACCATACACAGACTGTGGCCCACCGCTATATCTGCGCTTTTCAAATTCAGAAAGATAATCAGCTTTGTCTTTAGATGTTGCCGTGCCCATTGAGACTTTTTCTTGATAACTTTTAAACCAATCCTTACCGCTAAGTTTAGTGTTATTTGGATCTAGCGCCATTGCATCCATTTGTTTTTGATATTCAGTTTTAGCGTTAGCTTTTTCCTGAGCAGCGGTACCAGAAATACGAGAAATACGTGATTTAGAATCTGCTTCAGCAATTTTATTTAAAACATCAACGCCGCTCAGCTCATCGTCTTTACCGGCTAAATATAGAATACCAGCCCTCATATCTTGAGTGAGTGGTATTAACTGGCTAGCTATCAAGGTTTTCATATTATCGATAGCAATTTTGCTATCATGAATATCTTTCCCCTGAGTTTGTTCCTGCCCTCTTGTTGCAATTAATGACAGTAGAGTCTGCTTCATTTGATCCGTATTGCCTGAGGACATTGAGGCGTCTAACTGCTTACGCTCTTCAGAACTTAACCCTTCCGATCCTGTTCTGCTCCTAAGGTCTCCCGCTACAGAGTTAAGCACGCCTTGATCCCCTGTCAGTATCTTGCCCATCGTAGCAATTGACTCACCTCTAAGCTTGCTGATATCAAAACCTTTACCAAGTCGACCTTCAAGCTCGCCCATTTGATTTGGTTTCATATCTAACATTGCAGCAGCTTGGCTCTTACCGATCCCCAAATGCTTGCTAGATGCTTCCAGTAGCATCCAAGGGTCTTTATATTGTTCTTTGAGCAAGTCTAGCGTTTGCCCATAAAAGCTGCCGCCAGTGCCGCCTGGTGACTTTATGCCGCGTTTTGATAAATATCGACCTATCGCTGTATCATTACCGAATGCTTGGCTTGTAGATGAGAGTGGGCTTTCTCGCCAAACTCCACCAGCTATTGGGTTTAGCCCATTTTTCTCGGCAATTCTAGATGAGAAAAACTGACTTGCTTCACCAGCACCACCACCCTGCTGAAGAGTACCAATTATTCTGCTCAGGATGGCAGCAGAGTTTGATGGATCTAACCCAGGTGTTCCACTGCCGATCATGCTCGACAACAATCCACCATAAGCGCTGATATTTGCCGCGCTTAATGACAGTTTTGTTTGAGTTGTTGCATAGCCAGATATTGCGTCCATAACCTCGGCTGATTTAGCAAAAGCGTCAGATTTACCTATGGTTTCCCCAATTAGCAAAGCCATCCGCTTGGTATCTTGGTCGTTATTAGTAATCTTGAGCCCGCGCATAATACCAAGAGCATTAACGCCAGCCGAAGAGTCGAGACCAAGTGATCTAGACAAACCTATTCCGGTACCAGCTTCTCCAGCGGCAGATCTGGCATCATCTACATTCAGATTACCAAGCTTGGAAAACTGCTCAGTTAACTTAGTTGACTCGCTATATAAAACATGGTTTTGATCTGCGGAGTCTCTTACCGACGCTTCCAGCGCCCCAAATGATACTGTCACATCCCCGAGGACTCGTTTAAGCCGATCATTAGCGGTAGCATTGGACTCGGCTTCTCCAATTTTTTCTGTTGCGGCGCCAATAATTTTTGAAACGCCAAGCGCAGCAATCCCCCCGAGCAAGCCCATCATGCCAGCGCCGAACCCCGCAGACATGCCGCGTCCAATGGCATTAGAGGCTACGCCTCCAACACCGCCAGTAGCGCCACTAGATGCGCCTAATCCGGCTTGAGCTGCGCGAGCCGCCGCCCTCTTGGCTGCGTCAGCAACACCAGTACCACCACCTTTTTTCTCGGAAAATGTAGTCCCTGTAACAAACTGAAAAGCTTGCGCCATTTTTGCAGTTTTAGTTTTGTCATTATCATAGAGTTTCCCCCAGTCAAGATCGACAAAGCTACTGCCAGACTGGCCAGAAACCTTCACTCGTCTGGCCATCTCCCGATTGAGCTGGAGAAGCTTTTGGAACCGCTTCTCTAGCTCGTCCATATTTTTTATGGAGCCGGCAGGGATTGGGTCAAACTTTACTTTATTCGCTTGCGCAATAGTTTTACCGATCTTGTTGATATCGTTAGTAACACTTTGCGAATCAAATATAGCCTGAACGCCAATTTTTATGGTCATATCATATCCTGCCAATCATCTGGATGAGCTTCCATGAGCTGCAATATATCATCTTGATCAAAATCTTCGTCTTCAACTTCATCAGCCAATTTTGGATTGCTGAAATACTGGAAAGCCCAATAATCAGTCATAATTTGCTCTAAAGTTGCCTCAAGAAATCTTGGATCATTTTCAGTTAATTTATAATGCTGTCGATACCAAAACTCATAACTTGAGTAGTGACTTTTAGCCTTCTGCTTCGCTAGTTTCTGCTGCTCTCGATCTAAAAGATTTCTCTTTTTCACGAAAGGACTCGTAAACTAACCTCATCTGCTTGTAGGTTTCTAAATCTAGCGGGTCCATTTCCTCAAGATCCCAATCTTTTGGACATGAAACCATCATTACTTTAAATACTGAAATCCATCCGCACACTGTTTGCAGCCATTCCGTCGGCTCAACACCTTGAATCAATGATGCATACTCAACTTGAACCTGTATCTCATCACTCATTTTGCGGCGTCCGAAGGAAAATTTCCCGACACCTTCAACATTTATATCGAAATCACTTTCGGCAGGTTTGCGCATTTTTATCACCAACTAATAAAGTAAAAAGCCGACCATGGTTCGGTCGGCAGATTTATGACTTAGATTAAATTTGAGCACCGACAACATCTAGTGCATTAAACTGTGCTGACTGCATTACAATCGCATGTTTTGACACATCAATGTCGCCAGAAGCATAAGAACAGCCGAGGTATTTTCTCAGCAAAGTTCCATCATCTTTGTCAAACATTTCAAAGTCAAAAACTAGGCCTTGCAGCACACCATCGCCATTTTCCATGGCCACGCCGGCTTTGATCAGTGAGCCTTTGTTTAGCACCATGGCACTAACACTTAATGAGTGTCTAGCCATCGTTGGCACGTACTCTTGAGCGTGAATGTCACCAATACCACTTGCTGGCTCGGGGCTATAATCATCATTAGAGCGAACAGATTGGAGAAGCCCAACCTGCTTGCCGTCCAGCACAACGGCAATTCGGTTGCCTGTGCGGGTTTTTAAGTTGCTTTTCATTTCTGTTCCTCAGGAAAGATTTTTGCATGCTCATTGATGTTGGCATCACGACCAACGTTATAAAAAATAAAAGCGCCAACATGGGCGCTTTTGTTATTTAAACTTTGGCTAACCAGTAACTGCGCCGCTGTATGGCTTGGCGTAAACAGTTACAAGAACGTAGTTATTCGGTACAACAGGGGAGCACTCAAATGTTATTCGAGTAACATCACCCTCTAGCGTAGCGGAAATATTTCGGTAAGCCGGATTTGTTGCGTCCCCAGCTAAAACACCAGGACCTTCAGGCTCTGCTCTGGCCAACTCTTTTAAAGTTGAGTCAGTAATGCTAATGGCTCGAGACAATAATAGAGGGTTGCCTTTTTGCCCGCGTAGAACATCAACAGCTGTGCGTACATTTCTGACTGTGAAATCTAATGCAGCGCCGGTTGACTGCTCAACAAGATTATACTTGTCATTAGCAAGCCAAGTGCTGATAGATTGTACTACCTTAAAGCCTTCATCGGTATCTTCAACACAGAGAACACCGCCAAGAATTAAAGGATCCGTATCGGTAGGATTAAGCAGTTTACGCTCAAAGCCTCTAACAGTCATAACCTTGTTAGTCAAAGGCGTGCCGGGATTAACTCCAGCAAACATAGCCGCAATTAACGCGGCGGTCAGGTATGGCGGCTTTAATACAAGCTCACCAGTTACTGCGTCATTGTCGTAGTAACCAATATGAACCAGTGATGTTCTTGGGCTGCCTAACGCTTTCGCCGCATCTAATGCCTGAGCATCAGTCGAAGCTGCTACCATACCACAGACTGCACGCCTTTCACGTCGCAAAACAGTGGAGCACAATTGAACGTGTGCATCAGCCATTGCATGAATCGCCGCATCGCCTGAAACGGGGCAAACCCACTGTACGTCTGCAGTTTGCAACTTAGCAAAAGCGTCTGACCAGTCCAGGTTAGTCGTAGTTCCTTCGGATCCGCCGGCAAGATATGTGAATGGAATATTTGCAGGAAGAGTGCCTGAGGCATCAACCCGTGTAGCTACTACCATGTTTGCAGCATACGTGTTGAACCATTTCACTAAAGCTTGCAAATCAGCTCTCACGGCATAAGCGGCAGTTTTGCAATCTTGATCAGTTATAAAATCCAAACCATTTAACGCATTTACATTTTCGCTACTATCTAACGCTGTAGCGCTAAAGCCTGCGATCGTATTGATTTTATCAACAATAGAGCCAACTGTTTTAAATGAAGCTAAATCAATAGTTGCAACCGCCGTAGCAGCAGGCGCATTAATAACAACTGTCGTAGCTGTAACTGTTACGGTAGCGGTAGCTTCGGCGCCGTCATAAAGAACACTAAAAGCCCCGCGCCCAATATTGTCAGCGTATGCATAACCGTTATCAACATCTGACTGCACAGTCACTTTTTTGCCGACAACTGTACCGCTTTCAATTTTTACTTTAGTCAGATTATCTGACAAGCCATAATTTGCAGAGGCTAAATTAATAACCGCTGCAGGGACAGAGTTCTGCAGAGCTAAAACAGCTTGAGTTGCAGGATTAACCCGTACAGCATTGACAACTGAAGGGGCGCCGGTTTCTGCCGACGGGGAGAACGCCTTTAAAACAGCTGTCAGCAATTCACCGCTGCGAAGAACTGCTTTAGCTTCTTCTGGATTGCCAAAGCGCAAAACCGTCTTAGGCTGTCCGCCAGTTGATTTGCCAACATATGCTAAGGCATTGCCGACTGTTAGATTCTGGTTTTGCATTGCATCGTCATTGACCACGCTAGCAGTTGTGGGCGTAACCAGAAGCTGCCCATTGAAAAATACAGACATTTTTACCTCGCTTATGCGGGTCGGTTAATAAAAGCCTTAAAACGCTCGTCGAATTCCGACTCGCTAGCTTTGAGGCGATTTGCTCGTCTCTCATCTGCTTCAAAGCCTGAGATTAACTCAACACGCTTTTCTTTAGTTGAAAGACGAATGCAAAAATCCCTCAAAGTGAGCTCTATTTCAGGGGCACTTTGAAGGGCTGTAGACTTTTGAGATTTTTGAACTGTTGCCATAGTTATGTACCCGCAGTAATTTCAACGTCATTAATTTTATTAACTCTTCCGCCGACTCTTACCGGCGCTATGCAGGAAAAGCTGCACACTACTTGATACATGTTCACGTCATATTCGCCGTTGATTGCATCAACATCTTGCATCCCGACGTTTACTTGCTCAATGCCATTGGATGATAAAACGGTAAGATTGGCGACAATGATCCGTCTTAAAGCTTTTCTCAACTCTATTCGTTCATCACTGTTAGTAGACCATGCCACTATCGACAACTGCACGTCAGCAAGCCACCCCTCTGACTCATACCAGTCTAGATCAATAGCATCATACTCATCACCGCCTATGTCTTCGCCAATACCTCGGGCTCCAGAGGTTTCGCTCAGCATATGTAAAGTGATCAATGGGAATCGCAGCTGCTGCTCAAGCGATGGCGGGGCAGTATATACTTGCACGTATCCGATATCGGCAATAATGTTCCCGCGTTCAACTTCGACTTTCATCCCCGCTTCTATTCTTTCTCTCATTAATGAGAGCACGTCGGTAGAATGCTCTTCATATGTTGAAGTTGGAGTACCAGAAGCTGTAACGCTAGAATTCCATGCAACCCCATCAAAGTAATAAACCTTGTAAAAAGCCATAACTTCATTAATGAGAAATGCGGTGTCGAGAAAAACCTTATCGTCACCCTCGTATGCGACTATTGCGCTGCTATCATTCTCATCAACAAACGAGTCTGAGCCCTTCCTTAACACTCTCCAATACATGGATCCTGCTGGCGGGCTAATGAACACTCTTAATGCGTTGCCAATTGGTACTGGCTGAATCATTGCAATCATGACAATGAGTTTGGCATCACGACAAGCGTGACGGCATAATGCAGAAAACACCGGATGGATCTTTATCATGGCACAAGTTAATTATTCAATATCATTCGATGTAGGCTCTCAATTTGAACTTAACGCCGAGATATATCAGCAGATATTCCCGCTTTTAAACCAAGCTGTTAAAGCTGTAGCCCAACAGACTGCCAGCAATTGGCAGCAATCAATATATAAAGCAAAATTATGGTCTGTTGAAAAAGATAAGTATGCTGGCAGCATAACTTGGTCGATGACTGGTGCGTTTACTGCCATAGTTGAAACCAGTTATCGATATGCGGAACAAATAGAAAGTGGCCGACCAGCTCGAGACCTGAAGGCCATGCTAGGCACCAGCTTAAAAGTGCGCAGGTCTAAGGCTGGTAATCGTTACCTTTATATCCCATTCCGACATAATATCCCCGGTAGCGACGCGATAGGTCAGGCTATGCCTAAAAGCGTTTATGCTATGGCTAAACAAATGACGCCATCTGTTATTACTGGGATAAAATCAAGAGAGTCCGGAACTGGAGCCTATAACATTCACTCAAAAGGAAAAATGATGGTGCCTCAGAACGTCTATGCTTGGGGTGACAAACTACCATCAGGAATGGGGCAAAAGATAAAACCTGAGCATCATAGCGATCCTTATGCTGGGATGGTTAAGTTTAATACCAGCACACCCGGCGGAGCTAAAAGCAGCACTTATCTAACATTTAGAGTGATGAGCGAAAAATCTCAGGGCTGGATTGTACCTGCTCAACCTGGTCAACATATAGCTAAGAATGTAGCAGATGAAATGCGTCCAAAAGCTGAGAACGCCTTTTCCAAAGCTATATCTATGAGTTTGTCAAAAATAAAAGCTGGCGAGTAGCCAGCTTTTATTTTATCTGCCGAACAAATCCCACCGTCGTAACACCACTCGCTTTGGCAGCCGCATTCCTTGGTGCATATTTCTATTTGATGGAAAGTCACCAAATACAAAATACTCGCAATATTTCCAGCCGGTTATAGAGTAGGTCTTGCCAGATGGAGGCTCACCAATTCCGCCAGCCCATGACGGTACGCCATTATCATCAATGGTCGGTATCCCTCCTTCAACAAGGCTTTGATCATTTGCCTTCCAGAATACTCTATCTATTCTCTCTGGGACGAATAAAAGCCTTTCAGGATTCCCGCCTCTCACTAATGGCAAACTGAATTTATCCGTGGCATTGAGCATTGTCACTCTGTCGAATTGCCCAGAATCCCACATAGGGGAATCTTCTGGAATACTGACAACTAAGTCGCCCTGTTCCCACAAACCAAGGTCAGCCCATTGGTTTTGTGTTTTTTGTTGGCATATACCGCAAACAGTTGGCAGGCGATCTTCCCAAATCCTGCCCTTTTTACTGCATAAAGTGCATTTTGGATCTGCTGATCCGCTGCTAGGGTTTACGCACGAACAAGCAAAAGAAGACTGCCATAAAATGTTTTGCCCCATATTCAATAAGTGCCGATTAAACGCTTCTTTATTGAACTGCATAATTTCTCCTTAGCATACCATCATACGGATTCCGTTGATCTGACTCATCAGACCGCCGTTTGATCCTTCTGGGCCATTCAGTACATGCTCAATAGTCTCTTCATACTTAGCCATATCGACTGATATAGACTGAGTTAATCCATCGGCGCTTATGGATCCTGATTGTGGCAAATAGGCATCAGCAATGACCTTCATAACCGCTTTTTTCTTAATCACATCAAGAAGCTCAGGATATTTATTTTCAACATCAGAAAGGCCTGCAGTATAAGTAAGCTGCAGCATAAACGGAATGCTGCGGCTGCCGGCCAATGCCGTCATAATAAAGGCGTTCATCGTCGTGAATATAGCAGGAGAACTGGGCACTAATCTCACATGTCCATATTTTGCATCAATTCTGATCCAGTCATTTGGCACATCAAAAAAACCAGTATCTTGCGACGGATAAGCAAATCGCAACCTTTCCACTGAAATTATTGGGCGTTGACGAGTGACAAAATAACCCCACTTCTCAAAGTGGAACATATCCGGAGTATAGTCGTAAGCCGGATCCACGCCGTAGGCCATTCCTTCTAACTCATCAATTTGAGCTTGTGTCGGGTTAAGAGGGAAAAATCGAGTCGGAACTAGCGGAACCCTTAGAGTATGAGAGATCTCTGACTCAGCGGCGCGTATTTTGTCCCAAATATAATCGTCAGAAACCTTAATGTTCTGAAATACTCCTGCGGCAGCGGCCATGAGTCGATCTTCGCGCATCTCGTTAACAACAAGATCTTTGATGAATAACGATGTTCTAGTCGGAGAGAACAACGTTTCAACTGTTAGGCTAAACCGCTTAATGCCGATAGCTGGCCCCTGAAGTATCAGCATTGACTGCCCCGCAGGAATTGGCGTAGTTTCTTCCGAGCTTAGATTTATTGCCACAATCCCTGACAACCATTTAGCACCGGCATCGGCATCGGTCAGCGTCTTTACTGGCAGATACTCCTGCTTGCCATCCATAGAGTATATGCGGGCCTGAACAACCCCAGTAATAGGTATTGGATTACCGTTTATAAGAACTTTTTGAATAATTTTAGCGGGATCGCCAGCAATAATAGTGCTCATATTAATTCCTACAAAAAAGGCCGCGATTAAGCGGCCTTTAAAGATAATAACAGGCCGTAGCCTTGCGTTATTCTGACGCGATCAAGCCAGCGTCGCGCAAACTCGTTAGTAAGGCGTTAAATTCTGCTTGTGTCGGCACGTCAGCGGCATCAGGAACATGCACACCTTGCCGAGTAGCTTGGCCAACCAAGAAATCACCAACCTTATGATGATTGGTGCCAATATTGAGTTTGTTCAATAATTTTTTAGCGGTTTCAATTACAGTCATGATGTTCTCCTAGAAAACTTCACCAGTATCGTCTTCAGTTTCAGTTTCAGCGGCAGGCGCATCAGCCAGTAATTTAGCCGCTTCATCTTCCAAGGCTTGTTTATTAGCTGCTTCTTCAGCTGCTAATTTTTCAGCTTCGGCTTTTTCAGCTTTTTCTCTAGCTTTTTTTTGAGCGCTAGTTTCGGGCTTTGTTTCGACTTTTACGCGAATAGCGTCAGGAATCTCTTCATCCTCAGCTAATCGGTATCCAGGCACGGCTAGAAACTGCTCTAGCAACTCATCATTTTCGATATGCTCAGAGATAGATAGCACATCAAGAGTTGGATGAAATGCAACACCGTTGATCATAGTGATCAAGCCGGGCAATTCTTTAATAACATGGCGCATGGCAACACTCCCATCATTAATGCAAAAAAGGGCGGACAATGCCGCCCTAATTCATTTTCAGCTTAGAAAGGCTTCCAAGCAGCATTTGTTGGAACAATGTTCTTAATCAGAACATGCTGATTCCGCTTGGTGATGCGGAGGTAACCACAGATCATTTGCAACCATGGAATGATAGGGCTGTTTACTGCTGCCATAGGAATTTTCATCATAGGCAGGTATTGGCGCCACGCAATTGCGTGATCCACTGGCGACAAGTTTAGCGCGTAGCTAGAAGTTGAGCCTGGGATATCTTGGTTGTTATCAACGTGAACTGTTGACGCACCGGTTTTGGCAATTTTAGTCATTTCACGAACATCTGACAGCGCAGCTGTGCCGTTCTTACGTCCGCGATAAATCACATAGCCAGTTTCAGTGCCAGCAGCAGAAGCTGTGATGGTAAGCGTCACTTTATTGCCAGCTGCAACAGTTACCGCGCCGCCCGTGGCCGCAGTAGTTTGAGTTTCGCCTTTTTCGTTGATACCTGTCACGAAATAAACGTAAGTTCCGGCCTGACCAGCTGCCCATTGAGATGTAGCGTCACCAGCAGCGGCAACAGCAGTCATTGCAGCAGGTTTGAATGATGCGTTAGCAACGGCGCGAGTCGCGTGTAAAGCATTGCGAGTTTCGAACGGTTTTTGCATCTTCTCATCACGAATAAACACATCGTTTTTCGTGGCGATGGCACCGTATGACGTTTGGATGGCGCGAACATGGGTACCATAAGAGATACTGTTCGGCGTATTATCCAGCGCAACACGGAATGCAGGATCAAGAGAGATGTTTAAATCAGTTTGTACTGAAGGCGGTAAGTATAGATCGGTAATTTTACCGAAGTTACCGTAACCGAAAACAGTCTCAGCAGCACGAGCGATCGGGCTGATATCATTCATCGGTTCGCCGCGCATATCGATGATATGGTCAGCTGAGTTCAGCTCTTCCATTTGCTGACGTAAACCAGCAAATGATTTTGGCATAACAAGGTCGTTACCTTCAAACAAGCTGAATTCAATAGATGAAAGCAACTGTTTAGTGCCGTTTACAGTTTCCAGCGCCACCGCGTCGGTGATGTTGTTCTGAGACTGCAATACGATAGGGATCTTACGGTAGGTCGTCATATACTTGACTTTACCTACGCGGCGAGCGTACTCACCACTTGTTTCATCAGCGGCGCCGTCTTGGTCGTTAAACGAATCACCCAAGAAACCACCGATGGATGATTGCTCAGTCCATTCGTCAAGTACCGCTGTCGCCTTAGGCTTTGGCAATGCGTTGAACAAAGAGAAATGCTGGTTGTCCTGCACTGTCGCTTGTAATGTAGTATCCAGTGATTGGATACGTAGAGCAGAGCCGCCCTGTAGAGAGCTCATCTCAGAACCATATCCAGCGTTCAAAGATTTTTGCAGCTCAGCAAGCTCCGCAGAACCAAACTCGCCAGCCATTGAAGCGCCGGAGGTGTCGAGGTTAGTCAGAAAGTCCATGGAAAGTCTCCGGTTTAATTAATTTTAGACAGAACGTCAGCGGGAGCCGCTACGCCTGAGTTAAAAGCAGCTTCACAGCGAGCAACGTCAAGACCTGTAATGCGTCCTGCTGTATGTGCGCTCTGCGCTTTAGCCATGATCTGACCAGGTGAATCTTGTTCTGGTTCGGACTTGGCTAGAGTTGTGGGCTTTTCAGCGATGGAGACCATCGTCTTGCGCCCGCGCCCTTGGCTAGATAGAGTTTCAACTCTTTGGCTAAGAGACTTAATTAGTTCGCTTTGGCTTTTTAATGCGCCCAGCGTAGTTTGTAACGCCTTAGTCAGCGTTTCGTCATGCAATTGCAGACGAGAATCATGCTCAGCTAGCGATTTAGTCAGTTGTTCAACATCAACAACCTCATACTCTTCGCCATCTACGACCATAGATTTGGTCATATGCTCTTTTTTCTCATCTTCTGCTGACTCAGCGCCTTCTTCAGTTGACTCAGGCTCTTCACCTTCATCTTCTTCTTCGCCTTCGTCACCTTCCGCGGCAGCGGCTTGGATCGTTTTATCATCCGCGCCGTCGTCCTGCGGGAGTGCTTTAGCAAGCGTATCCTGCTCAGCAGCCGCCGCTTCGAGTTCGGCTAGTAGCTCATTGAATTTGCTCATTGTCGCAAGCTCCGTGTAGTAAGACTTCGTTTCAAATCGCCAATAAAGCGATCCACCCACTCTGTGGCCTCGTCGGGCTGCAGATTGAATTGTTTAACAGAGAACGTTATTAATCCGTCCCCGGTCATTTGTAATGGCTGCCCTTCAATCATGCAATTTGACAGCTTGTCTCTAAAATCAAAATATGATTGTGGAGTACCGTCAAGCGACTGCATTCTGATAGCGCTGCCACCCGATAAATTAGCCATATCAGATCCGTATCCAGCCTCGAGAGACTTTGACATAACGAATCCGTTTAAAGATTTGGCAAAAACTGCAACAGGGGCTGTTTGAGCTTCAGGAAGATGCTGATTAACTGGCGTGCGGCTCAATGCTAAATTTGTCCATCGAACTTTTGTTACTACAGCGACTTTTTCATGAGTTCGCGGATCTATGACTAGACTTTTAGCTAAAACAGAACCACCAACAGAGGGGTACCATCTAGCCGGAGGGTTCAAAGCCGTCATTGATTCCCAAACCATATTTGCATTTCTAGCCAACTCGCCATCGCCCTTGTATAGCTGTGCCTTAACAAAGGTGGTTTCGCCCTTTACTACCACATCAACAGGTCTGCCTATCTCGAAAGACATGGGGTTTACAATACCCATTTTGGCGCCGATAAGAGTGTAATGATCTAGGTCGATGTTACCAAATTTTAAAAAGTTAGCAGCGCTTTCTTCAAGCGCTTTAGCGAGCACTCGCTCGCCCTGCTGATCAACGCCTTCGTTGCTGGCTTCTAAATAGATGAAGCGTTCCCCACCCTCTTCTTTGGGCGTGGCTTTCAGCAGTGTATCAACGCTGAAAAAATCCGGTATATCAGCTAATAGCTGTTCGTCTTTGTTCATGGGATTAGTGTGGCATCACGACAGAAAATCAAGTAAACACGTTAAAAGGTAAAAAAATAAAATTAATCACCTAAGGCCTTCATCGCGTTGCCAATAATAATGTTAAGACTGCCTCTTTCCGCTACTAGGCCCTGATAGCGCTCCTGCTCATCATCAGGAGCACTATCTATACCATCGCTAATTTCATCAATATAGTTTTGAACAGCAATTAACCTTTCTTCTGCTGAGCGTAAAATATTGCGCTCAGTTTGATCTGTTTTTGCCTGCAGCCCAGCAAGCTCACTCAATTGTAATTTTGTATTTGCTATATGCTGTTTCATTGATTTAGTACCTATAATAATGACTGGCCAGATGCGGCCATTTTCTTTCTTGCGCTTATGTAGCCGGCAACGCCTGAATCATCCAAACCATCCATTGGGTCAGCCATCATATCCTTTAGCGCATATTTCTTCATGAGTCGGTCGTATGCTTTACGCTCTTCAGGGTGATCACCATGAAGGTCGATCAGCTCAATTGCATTTTTCTGACCGATACGATCGATCCTTGCTTGTCGCTGGCTATGCGTTTTTGCTGTCTGGCTAATATCATGCTGGATCAAATACTGCCCTGATTGTAAATTCATGCCAACGGCGCCCGCATCAGAAGCAATCAGGATATCAGCTTGAGCCTCACCCTTCTCAGGATTGAATAGTTTACGCTTAGCGTCCTTATCCTTAGCACTGTCAGATCCAGTAATAGTGACCACTTTTTTACCAATGGCCTCCATCGCTTGGCGGTACTGCTCAACGCTGGCTTTATTTCGCGCAAATATCACGCCCTGCTTACCGTTTCTTTGCTTTACCATTTCAACAGCATGAGCAACTTTAGCATTGTCAGGGTGAGTGTTAATTATTTTGTTCACTGCCGAAGATCTGAGTATTCCTAAGCTGTTCTGTATGCCTTTAGCAATATTCTCATGCTCTGACTCTGGTACCCCATCGAATGAGTTGGGACTGATCGCTTTAGCCGCTGCGATATCAACCTTGCCCGTAGTTCTCGCTGCCCTCGCTTTGATCATATGCTGAGATAACTCATCTAATGCCTTTTTCTGCCCAGCTGAGAGCGGCACCTTTTCCGTTAGCCGGCTACGAGCAACATCTGGAGAAATTGACGTAGGAAATACATACCGAGCCATTTCTCGTTTAAGGGCTTGCTTACTCGCAATCGTGTCAGCGCCATATTTGCGCATAAACTCATTGCGATCACTGTATTTCTCAGGATCCATTTTCTGCAGCAAAGAATGGATCTCACTAGAGTCGTTTTTCACTGGGTCGCCGCTCGCATAAACGTGATACGGAGTATTATGCCCGACGGCCTCAACAACGTTAGCTAGACTTGAGTTCTCCTTACCTGCTCGATTTAACGTATCGTGAGCCTCATCAACAAAGGAAGCGTCAAAGTTAATGCCTTCCTTCTTCATAGTATCTGCGGCCCACTGCTTGCGCTCAGCCGTGCTCATACTGCCAATCTTAGACGTCATCTCGGACTCGCTCACCCCCGCATGCTGAGATGCTAGATGGATCATGTCGTCACGGAATGATTGATGCGTCATTACAGCAATATGCGTTTCAGGATCTTTATACGCCGCAATTCGTTCTGCTTGACTTGCACCAGGCTGAATATGCGTCTTGAATTTTCCAGCCTCCAATAAACGCAGCGCCTCGCCGGAGAACTGGCCCTGCACAATACTTGGGACCAGCATGATCGAGCGCTTAACTTTGCCAAGCCCACTGAGATGAGCATGGGCACCCAACATTATGTTAGTTTTACCGCTACCAGCGCCAGCTGCCAACGCCACGCGCTTATTTGCGGCGATCAGTTTTATAGCTCGTTGCTGAGGGGCATACTTGCCAGACATGCTGATCCCCCATAACTTTGTGGGCTGATTAGGCTTAAAGTTTTGCCCCACAATCCCCATCATTCCTGCAATTTGATTTTCTGCCTCGGTACCAAGCGTCACTTTAGATGAGTCGGCGCCAGTGATCCCGTTAAAATCAATTCCATTGCGCAACTGGCCTTTGCCGGCTTTCAATGGTGATGACGGGTTTAATTTATTGTGATGCTGCACAAACGAGTTAGATAATTTCGACCTTACCATATCCTGAGCTGTTGCATAGGCATTGGCTGCGCCGCTCATCTGGCCGACAAAATCTTTCCAACCCATACCAGTAGAATCAGTGAAATGGTCTCTCAATACCCGCTGATCGGTTTTACTTAGCTCACCAATCTGCTTATACGCAGTCACACCTTCAGGATGTTCCGACAATGCTCGATGAAGAGCATCAACAGACTTTTGATTGACCTCAAATTTTTGAGAATTCAACTCTGGACTATCTGCTTCTGCTTGCTCAACAATGCCGGGCTTCACTTCCATAGCTAAATCAGGTCTGTTGTCCACGCCAAGAGGTAGCCAGCCATCCTCGTCTTGATCGCCTCGTATTATTGACAGATTCCGCTTAACTTGCTGAACATCATCACGAGAAACTGGCTTAGCCAACCTATCCATGCCGTCGGCATTCACCTTTAAGAACGTGTCGCCACCAACCCGCTCAAGCTCATAGTCACCAGGCATTAAGCCTATCGCCCGAATCTGTTTAATTGCCTGCTGCGCCCCGATTTGACCTAGTGACACCTCAAAGTGATCTTGCTTACCCTGCTTTAATGCCATAACCAATGAAGCATTAGCCTCCATCTCACCAAGTGATTGCCCTAATATCCGCTGAGCATCACCAATGGCAGCGCGACGGCGTCCATTGAGCTCTTGAGCTAGAGACAGTTCAGCTCCATTGGTTGCCTCAGCGGATATCTCTATATCCTTGGCTGCATCAGTGAGCTCTCTGGCTTTTTTCAGGCTCTCCGTGCTGGTTTGCATGTAATGGTTTAAATGCCAATCCTGCATTCCTGCAGTAACATGCCCGAGCTCTTCAGGAGATAAATCCGATTGCAGTCTCCGCGCCAATATCTGCGATGCGCCAGCAATACCCAAAACGTCGACTACAGACCGATCAACTAGCGCTTCGCCGCCAACAGCAAGGGCCAATGAATTGATTGAATTATAAGCCCCAACTCCAATATGACCGCCTAATGTATCCTCTGGCGAACCGCCAGCGATCCGGTGGACTTCAGATAAAAAAGCTTTTGTCTGAACAGTATTTAGCTCGCTTTCAAGATCCTTAGCCATCTTCGCATCAATATCAGCGTCAGATGCCTCGATGACAAACGCCTTAGGTTCAGCTTTTGCTTTATCTATCTCAGAGTTAGCCGATCTTGCCGCCTTTTCAATTAAAGCAAGTTTCTTACCTTCTTTGAGTATATCAACAGCGTCTTTAGCACTGATCAAGGAAAAATCAGCCTCTGGTGCGGCAGGCTCTTTAACGCCATCAAGCTCCTTTTTGAGTAGATCTGCTGATTCTTTTTTAGCAAAAATAGCCTTCTTCTGCTCGTCAGTCATGCCCGCCAGCTTAATTTGGTCTGCCTCTGCCTGCAATGCCTCATCTGTAAGCCCAGAAGCCTCAGCGCGAGCCTTGTAGTCTGGATTGAACCCTAGGCCAGCTTTTGCTTTTTTTGAGGGGTCTAGGTCGGACACTGAGAGACTGGCAGGATCATCGCTGAATAAAGGCACCTCACCGATGCCAGCTTCCTTACGCGCGGACGGATCATTAACAAGTTTATCCTGGCTTTGTTTAATGACCATTTTCGCGCGTCTAAGAAGGTTCGAATGATGCTGGTTTCTTAGTTTATTAATTGCCGCATCAGACAGGTGGGAATACTCAGCATCATTAAACTCAAGATCCGCCTCATCCCACCCAACTTTTTTACCTACCGCACTAATAACTGATTTTTCAGCAGCTGTTTTTTGCGCTTTAATGTCTTTTCTGGCTGCTTGCTTTGCATCATGAATGCCGGCATCTTTATCCGCGCTAATCTGCTCTTTTCGTTTAGCTTTAGCCTCATCTTTCTTTTGCTTTGATTCTTTAGCGTACTCGCCTTTTGATTTAACGTTCCGAAGCTTCAGATAATTTAAACTGCCACCAGCGCCGCCAATTACTCGAGCTGATCCGTCAGGCTGAGGCTGAATAAGAACAGCCTGACCTTTACCTGAGCCATTACCGCCGTGAACAGTGATCCAGTGTGCGTCCTCAGGGATAGCGGACGCTTTAGTTAAGATAACCTTTTTCAAAATACTAGCCCCTTAGCTTAACGTTTCAAGCAACCAGTCTGAAAATTCTTTATCATCATTCTCAGCCATTTCAATTGTAGGAACCCATCTTCCCCTGCAATGTGGGTGAACTAGGCCAGCAGGCAAGTGCCACATCTCATCTTGACTTCTAGGCACCAACAACGATCCAACCCTTTTACGCGGAGAGGCCGAACGTCCTATATTATTTTTGCCGGGCCAGATTTGCGTCTCTGGATTTTTAACCGCAGCAGTAGGTGAAACTACTTCAGCAATTACACCATCAATTCTTTTGCAAAAGGAGCATGCATTTTGATATTGCTCCACACGTTTTACTCGAGTTCCCGGCTTTAGGCTGGCAATATAACCCTGCGTCTGTGCCTCGCCCAATTCAGTTACAGCAATTCTGCGCCAGTCTCTATTTAATACCCCGAACTGATCGAGCAACTTTGACTCAAGAGAAGGGCTAGCAACTCCAGCCGGCTGAGATTGCGTCGACTCAATATGCTGTAAAATTGTGTTTTGCATTTTATGACGCACAGAGTCAGTAAGTGCTCTGACATTTTCTGCCGCCTTTACTCTGGCAAAGCCAATCTGTGATTTTAATTGCGCTGACAGGTTAAATTGCGATGTAGCTGTAGAGGCTAGTGACGGGAGCGCGGCTAGAATTAAATTAGCCTGAGCTATGGTAGCGTCAGCCGTCATGTGAGCTTGAACTTTGCCCATCATCGAGGCTTTTGTTGTAGCCCACTCGCTTTCTGTTAATAGTTCGTCGATAGGTAAATAGCGCTGCACAACATAATCAACGGCCATCATATGATCGTCCAGTGTCCACTTGCTCACTGGTAATGCTTGCAGATAAAGCTTAACAAGATCCAGCTCTGCTTTTCCCCACTGTCTCATCATGCCGGGCTTATGTTCCGGCATAATTGCATCAGGGTTGTGATAAACCCCACTTTCCCATTCAATTAGCTGTTTTTTCACCTCAGCCAAACGATCTAGCCCGCGCTGAGTAAACATTTCAATTAAACGGCGGATCAACTTGCTTTCATGAGGCTTCCAAATACCTTCATCATCTTCATGGGATGATTTGCAAATAAGCTCAAGCGCATCATCAGTAACGCGAGCCGATAGGTTTGAAATGTCGAGAAATAACGGATCCATATAATAATTTATCCTCACAATAATGAAAAAACCCAGCTACTTTGCAGCAGCTGGGCAGTGCCTTCATACGGCTACCGATCACTCGGCTGTCGGCTGCGCTTTGCGCTATACCCGCTCTCTCTTGTTTCCAAAAAAGCACCATGAGCGCTCATGGTTGGGATTACCCGGCTATTTACCCCTAGCCGGCCGCTCCGGGTCTAAACGTTATGCGGGGCCTTATTCTTTTGCTCCGCTTGGGATACCGATGTAACGCTTCTTTCCATCTTGGTTTTGCACGATCAAGCCATCTTCACCGTGTTGCAAAACTGAATACTTTTGAGGTGTTCGCTTCTTGAAACCGCTTATTTCATGCCATTTTAGCTTATGAGTATTACCCTCATGCTCAACATGGCAACCATGCTTTCCAGCGCTTAAAACTTTACCATGCACGGGCTCGCCAGCTTTATGGAAGAATACTTCATCACCAGGATATGCGCGACTCATTTTAGCTCCTCACCTAACTTAAACTGAAATAAATCAGGATTATCAGGATAGACCAAGGGCCTAAACGTACCCTCTAAAGCAGAAAAAAAATCAAAAACTATATCAAGAGCCACATGCTTAGTCTGAACTTTAAACTCACCAGATGGATCCCCGATATATACTGGCACGCCATAATAGGAACCGTGATGAGTGAATCCTAACTCTTTAGCTTTTTTTACTGTGATATAACCCAGCATTTCAAGCCTCTATCTCTGGCAGATCTACAGTTTTACCAGCAAGAATATGAGTGCAATCACCCAAAAACTGAATCTTCCCATCAGTAACAAATGAGTGACATATTCCACACTCAAAACCGTCTCTTTCTTCATCAGGATTTTCTTCAAAATAAGTACACCAACATGGTTCACCTTTTTCCCAGTGTTTAGCAAAATGCCCGTAACTAGCTAATATAGAAGGCTGAAATGTTGGCCTGTCAAAATTGCCATTGAAAGACCATGCTGGTCCGCTGGATCCTCCAATGTTTAACGAATGGTACATTTTGCAACCTGGACATTTAAATGATGCTATATTTTTAGTTATTTTAACTTTGCTCATGGCTCTGGCTTCCAGATTGGCAACCCAAAAGACTTGGCCATTTGATCGCCATCATCTTCTTGATCTTGCTTGTCATCAGGTTTGCTTTCAGGATCTTCTTCGTTAGAAGATTTGTTTTCATCTTTAGGATCTTGTTGGTCTTTAGGATCTTGCCCAAAATCTCCGCCGCCATCTGGATTGCCGTAGTCCTCGCTGGACGATGCTATTGATTGCATATACGCGCCCATTAAATTCTGGTTCAACGGAGCGTTGTTTAGCACCTCGTCTTTGATCTCATCCCATCCGCGAACCTTTCGAGCTTCACCCCATGTTAGCAGCGTAGTTTCTTCATCCCACTGTTGTTTTGCATCGGTTTCGTCGAGACCTGACCAGCGGAATAAGTATTTATCACTAAACTCAGCAACAACGTAGTCAGAAAAAACATCTTCAAAATAAGACAGAAGAGGGCGAAGGCCCTTATCTTTAGAGTTAATCAGCTTCTCTTCTGTATCCGATCCAGATAACGAGCTTGCGCCATTGGTGAAACTCTCGAAATTTATCTCATCAGGAGCCATGCCGTAGATCGCGCAAATAATTGATGTTAAAAACGTCATCCATTTGGAGAACATCATTTCATTTACGTCGACACCAAAATTCTCGAAACTTGCTTTTGACTCTTGGTTTTTACTGACCATTACAGGCAGAGTCCAAGCGTTATTGATCCCCTTCACCATCGAGTTCCAATAACGCTTAAAGGCGCTCATATCGTCTTGGCTATAATCACCAGACAAGTGAAGTAAGCCCTTAGGGATCGCATTGGAGTCAAAATATTTGTTGTTGTACGTCATGGCATTCAGGAAGCCGGTCACAACTTTTACTAATAGCTCTGTTTCTGACATGCCGTAGCCGCCGACCATGACATCAGTACGCGGGTTCCTTGGCACATAGATCAGGTCGTCATACGTGTAAGCCGCTCTGATTTGGCCTTGGGCAACCTGCAAGGCAAATAGTTCGTCATCGCCTTGGTAGCCTTCCTCATTACACAGTCGTATCGTCGCGCCATCGACAGCATACATGCCGTCCATCCCTTTAGACTTATCGCGCTTGTATTCAGTCTCGATCGCAGCGCTATCCATTGTTAGGCTGTCTCGAGTAAGTTTGGCCACAAAGTTAGAGAAATTATCACGTTTAAGTCTTGCGCGTTGACGCGGGTTATTTTCCCATCCGCAATTTGTAAAAAAGCTTTCAAGCAGAACAATACTCTTTTTTTCCGCCTCACCTAATTTCGCAGAGGGATCTTTCGACTTGATATTAAATCCTGGTCCTTTACCGCCTTCTGATACGCGGCAAAAACGCCTTAATTGGCGTTGGCGAGTGAGTATTACAGCGGAAAGAATCGGCGTCTGATCGACCATTGTTCGCATCATATCAAACGAGAATGCACTATTTTTCTCGTACCACTCACCCATCATTTGGACGCGGGTATCATCGAGATATAACGATTGCATACCGGGCTGCCCAGTGGCGATAGCGCGGCTAGGAAAAGGGATCACATTGGGCTTAGATAAAGCTTTAGTAAACTGCTGATCCTGATATTGCTCCGCAACATAGCGGACCAGTTCCGTCATATTGGGAACAGTCGAGGGCATCGCGTCTTTTTGAGCTTCGCGCAATGCATCCTGCCGCTCATCTTGTGGCGCTGCAGGGTTATGTGAAACTTCTAAGGCTTTATCTGTCATAGGGAAATCTTGGCATCACGACGTGTGCACATTGTATCACCAAACCTATTTACTAAGAAATATTGTCTCATTGCTCAAATTTTGATATTGTAACGATAATCAACAAGGGGGACCGCCATGGACTTGCTTTCAACAAAACAGCTTTACATTGTACGTTTTTTGTCTAAACAGCGATTATTAAGAGGCACTGAGCTCAGCATTAGTCGAAATATCAAGTGCGAGAAGCTGATTGTAAAAAATCTGCTCACTCAATTAAAAGATATCGGCATTGTTTCATACTGCAATACATCTCGCGTTTACACCATGACTGATAAAGGGCGACGACTTAGTGAAACATTGCCGAAGATCGCTTTAGAGGACACGATCGGCGTTCACGCTTTAGAGCTGGAAACGGTTGAAGCTAAGCCGCGAAAAATAAAAAACTATGACAAGAAATTAAATCTGCTATCCCGCCTAATGGAGCTTTTGGACTATGACGACTCAGAGATGGTTAAGTCGATCAAAAAAGACCTGAAAAGCCTACACATAAAATCTGATACATAATCAGATCTAAACTAAAAATACCGCCAATGCAGTCAATAACTTATCTGGCTGCATTTTCTTTATTGGGCGCACATAGGGCGCTTATTCAAAAAATAGCAATTAATTGTTGCATTAATTAAATTTGATGCTTATTATATTTAAAATAAACCGCCAAAAGTCCACAGAACAGGGATCATTATGACCGATAACGTAGATAAAGAATTTGTACCAACAATCAATCCAGTAACCGCCACAGTGCAAGAAATGTTCGGACAAGTGCTGCAACAACGCATTCAATCCGGTGCGTTTGAGGAAGCTATTGGCAAGTATGCAGACAAGCTGATTGATCAAGCCGCAAAAGACTGCCTAGATAGTTACGGAGGTGTTGGTAAAGCATTAAAGGAGCAGTTTGCAAAAGCGATCATGCCGCAACTCGATAGCATTGCGGATCTTCCTACTTATCATGAATTTGTCACTAATCGACTTAAGCTAGCTACTCAGCAGTTTTACGATAGTCGCCTTGCTACCGTGCTGGACGCCGAGCTTAAAGAATTGCTTACTGAAATACCGGAGCAAATCACTTTGTCATGGTTAGTAGAAAAAGTAATGCAAGAGCGCCGCAATGATGAAGATGATTACGAAGGCGAAATTACGCTGATTATTGAAGAAGATAACACCTATGGAAAATGGGCGCACATCTACCTTGATAAAGATGAGAATAAATCAAAGCGCGATTGTGAGTACGATATTCAACTAAGACACGAAAAAGAATCAGCAAAATGGGCAGTAATCGGGGTGCGCATCAACGGACACAAAGCGGGTGAGCAACTTAGCATGGGCCGTCAATACGGCTTTGAAAAAATCCTGTTCAACATCTACGCCATGAAAGGCCAAATCGAGCTTGACGAAGGGATGGATTCTTCAGACTACGAAACCAGCTGGTGTAACTACTAACTAATTTTTAAACCACTAGGCCAGCTTAGCTGGCCAAATTAATCAGGAAATCAATATGCGCCAATTTATTAAAAATGCACGAGTTTTCTCAGCTGTTTTACCTGCGGCAAATCTGTTAGCTGAGCATTTGAAAGAGTTGCTTTTTACCCCAATGTCATCTTCAAACATCGTCGCGTTTGGATTCGAAGCCAACGACACGACTAAGGAGCTAGTTACCCAGCTGCAAGGCGGGTTCTCGTTTACGTTCCGCTTTGATCAAAAGATTATCCCCGGTGATATCGTTAAGCAGCGTCTCCAAGTTTTCAAAGAGAACTTCTTCGAAAATATGGGCCGCCGCCCAACTAAGACGGAAGTCGCAGAACTAAGGGATAGCGTCATCACTTTAATGGCCTCTACCGCGCCGATTCGCACGAAGCTAATTCATGTTTTTTATAGCCAGACGGAGCAGCTGTTATTTATCCCTGTCATTAGCAAGTCTATGGCTAGCCGAATTATGGGGCAGCTTATCAGAGCCTGCGGCTCAGTTAAGACGACGACGATCCATGTTGACGGGCTGACCAACGGCCTTGCTAGTCGATTAGTTGCATATTTGAACCGTGAAGATGACACCGAATCAATGGCGTTTGATGGCGAGTTTGAGCCAAGCTCTTATGTTGTACTGGGTTGCGGAAAAAATAAAGTGACTTATGACCTTAATGATCTAGGCTCTGGCAGTGTTGGCATTATTGAGCGCGTAGACGCCGGATTTAATGTAAATAGTCTGCAATTAGAGCGCGGCCCAGTAAGTTTCCGTATTGACTCTGAGTTTGTATTTAAAGCTATCTCTTTGCCAGAGTATAGCGACGATGAAGCTGCCGATGATATGGCTTATCAATGGCGCCAGCAGGCACAAGGCGAGATCATTCTCATCGCTGACGCAGTTAAGGCGCTATGTGTAATGTTTGACTACAAGGCTCCTGAAGAATCAGTTGAAGAAGCAACTGAAGAGTAAGCTAATTCGATCAAAGCCCCGAAAGGGGCTAAGGTTTCATAATGAAAGTCTATAAAAAAGTTAAAGTTAAAGGTCTCACATGGTCTGTTCTTAGCGCAAATGAAAGGGCTTGCTCATTCAAGGGGCGCCACTTCTTTGCTCTTCGATGCCATTCTAAAATGTTGTGGTCACTAACGGAGCATGACTGCGATATAACAAGCTCAAGTGACGGAGCTAGACAAGTCGGTTACTTAGAACACCGGCTGCCAACGCCACTACTCTCTAATGCTGTAATTTGGGTTGTTCATAGCAACTTCATTATGGAAAAGAAAGGTAATGGAGAGCCGCTTAACCGACTAACGAAAGATGCTACGCTTGATTTTGTCCAAAGTATTAAGGATTTGAAGCTATGAGGCTGACCACTGTTCATGGCGAGCATAAAGCGAACGTCATTATTACAATGTTCAATTTATCTAAGTCTGGGCAGCTCAATATGACTAAAAAATCTATTTTAACGTTAGCGTCAATTGACTCGGCAGAGGACATTCTTAAATTATCCGTCGACGAAAATGCTGACACTATTTTTATCAGTGGCTGCTCACAAGATCTACTGGATAAGCTCAATAAAACCCTACCAGCAGACACTATTGTTATTGCCGCCATGCGCGGATAAGGTGATTTTATGTATAGACGTTATTTTAAAGTTGTTAGCGGCCCGTTTGTTGATGAAGTTCTTAAAATTCGCGAGCACCAAATTGAGACGCACAAAAAGTTTCAAGAACTGGCTTTATCTATTGGTGCAGAAGGTTGCGCTATTTATGATGCTGGCGGATTAGCTGGCTTTATGTTCGAATCCGAACCTGACATGAAAATTTACCGTAGCAAAGCCAATTACTATTTGCCGCGGAAAAATGTTGCAGAAGGTAAAGCTATTTGGAAGCTTATTGATGCCTTACCAAAATGTCGCTCAGTAAATAATGCTTTGCGCCTAGTGGGGCTGCCCCCTGACTTTCCTTGCATTTTTGGAGAAGGAAAAGCTTATTCTTGCACTTTTTGTGGCAGCTACTATGAGAAAGTATTTTTTATTACCATTCCATGGAAGGACGTCGATCCTGAAGAGATGGCCCAATATCTAAAAGATAGAGAAGCAGGAAAACGTTGCTGCTCAGAATTGGATTATCTTCAGTATGTGCCGCACGAATCTATGGTTGAAGTGAAGGAGTGGGAAAGGCTCAAATACATGGATGAAATGATAGAGCGCGAAAAAGAAAGAAAAGAAGGTTAATACCAATAAATAAAAGGCCACTCAAGCGAGTGGCCTTTTTGTTAATACTCGCTTCTAGACTCGTAATTATAGCAGCCGGGATCAATCGGCTTAACGAAAGCCTGCAACTCGCTGCAATAGCTTGTGGCGGGGTCCCTAAAGCGACATTTACCGCAAGTGTTATCAATCGCTAGCTGAATTTTAATATCTTCTAACACTGACGTTGTTGAGCTTGGTATAGCTATTGCTTTAGGGCTGTATTCTCTCTCTGGCTCTGAATCAGGCATGATAAATGTACTCGTTCCGTGGGCTCGGCTCCATGCAACATCGCATAGCATGTTTGCATAGCTAAAGTGAGGATCGATACCCACTTTTTTTACGCTGCGGCGATACTGGTTAGTTTCCTCATCTTTCTCGGCCACCAGCGCTGTCTTGGTGAAGTGATGGAACATGCGAGGTAATACCGGAGCCAATTGCTTCTGGCCCTTCTCTACGACCTCCTGAACTAATCCCATAGGGTCTGGAAATAGGCAGTGTGGCTCATCAGCAGTAAACCGGCTCATTGATACTTGCATGCACTTATACTGATCCATGCGCAAAGTGTATCGGTCTTGAGCCTCGTCGTCTGTCCGGCGATCGGAGGTGCCCATTTTTGGCGTATCACCCCATCGGATCATATCCTCTTGTAATGATCCAAAGGAGTTACAAATAAAAACTCTTCCGGGGTATTTGTTAGCAAACTTTTTGGCGTCGTTATAGTTAGGGTTGATCTCAACAACGCAGACGGCCACGCCGTATATTTCCATCAGCTCACCAGAGCGAGCAAACGGATCAGCGTCATAGATTTCCTCAACGTGGACCACGGCTTGGCGCCCGTCCTTTAAACGCTCTTTGATCACAATAACGTTGAAGTTACCCATTTGGTCGATGCCCATATAGCAGCCTTGCCCACGGCTCTTCCATACAACTCCGGCTTCTCTGCCAGCTTTGACGCAATTAGCTAGATGATCCAAGTTGACAGGGACCTGTGACGGATCAAGGTAGGGTTTGCCCAGCTTACGATTGAAAAAGTTTTTCATATCAGTAGCGGTGTTATAAGAGAAAATTATTTCACCTGGGCTGATCGTCGGGCTAAGGAACTGAGGAAAATGAATCGACGTTATTGGAGCCTCGCCGGCTAAGTTGTCTGGCGCGTCGGGTACCCATTCGCCAATCTGAGGATCATCTATCCACCCGCCGCAACTATGGCAAACATATCGATGACGTTCGCATGAGCTGTCATATTTTATACAGTCGGGGAAATACTCATCAAGCGGCTTGCTCTCACCGCAATCTGGGTTAGGGCACCTAGTTTGAAATCGATGCTGACTGCCGCGCTTATACCAGTGGTGAATATCACTGTCGGGCCAATTTGCAGTGGAGCCCATCAATGTGTAACGAATAGAACTTGCTGACAAACGTTCGCGAGTTTTTTCCATCTGCTCGAGCGTCATTTCTTGCACTTCATCAAACGATAGAATATCCATCGGGATTGATTCAGTAGTCGCCCGTCCTGAGGTCCAACTAAAAACAAACATAGCCTCACCGATGCGGCGCGTCCTTACGTTACCCTCTCCAGTTTTCCTGCCGCTACCGTCTGCTGAGTCCATGCTCATTAGCTGGTGAGCCGCGGGGATCGTTCTGACTATTGGCATAAAACGTTCTGACGACTTTAAGCCGGCTAGATTCATGTCTGGCAAAAACATACCAACGATCGCGGGTTGAAATTTTAGCCCCAAGTAAATAACGGCTAGCATTTCCATGATCGTAAAGCCCACCTGGGCACATTTCATTAAAACTAGCGTCTTACGGAACGCTTCGGCAGCAGTGCTGGGGATTTGCTCATAAATCCATGCCATTGCTGGCCGGTTATCAAGCGTGAATGGCCTGCCGTCCACTTTTAGCCCATCAACTTCTAACCTTCGGCACCATTCTAAGAACGTCTCGTTAGTGCCGATGATCCGGTGTGCTGCGGTCATTTCTATTGCAACGTCAAGGAATTGGTTTTCAAATCGCTGGTCATATTCAAGATCAGTAACTGACATAGCAAGCTCAGCCGTCTCTTTGGGTAGGAATGGGTTTGAAAATGATGGAATGCTAGTGCAGCTCCAAAATTCAGGATCTTGCTGAGCAATTTGGTATAACTGATAGAAATCGTTCTTTTTGCCATAGGCATCGGAAAAGAACCATGCAGATCCTGAGTGTTCTTTCAGTGACTGACTAAGCTCCAACCACTGATTCATGAAGTCGGGCACGCGCCGGACATCGTCGATAACGACTAGGCCGAATTGCTCGGTCTTGTCAGGTTTCTCATCCATCGAGTACATAAAAATAGAATTGCCATTGATAAGCTCGATCTGGCGGCGGCTAGCTAGGCGTTTAATAAGCGGCTCCACAGCCTTCATAATCAACAACCTTACTTCAGCAAGCCTATCCTTGCTGGACGTAAAGAAAGCCACCGGAGCCTTGCCTTGGGCGGCCCCGTAGTCACTTGTGATTAGCGCCTCAATAGCTAAAGTCGTTTTTCCTGAATCTTCCCCGCCAACAACAACGTTAAAACGCCGAGCATTAGTTAATGCTTGGCGCTGTTCCTCGAATGGTTTGGGTAATTTTATTTTGTACTCGGCCATTTAGATTTAGAGGTGAATGACAAGAATGATTAATCATACCACATAAAAAACCCCGCTATGCGGGGTTTTGAAATGCTATTTTTATGACTTAATTGATGCGGATCCTAAATTAATAGTTCGATGTTCTCCCCTCTCCCATCCCATAGCTGTTTTTACAAAGCCATCGGCTTCCATACACGCTGGATAAAGCTCCTTGATACGATGATAGCACCCTGTGCCATCAGCACTAAGCAGGGTACAAAGCTCATCCCAGTTATCGAGAATAGGGCCGAATCGAGGGAATTTATCCTTGATAAACGGGAAAGCTTCTTTGATCTGAGGTACTTCATCAACTAAAGCCTTGCAACGACGAAAATCGCTAGCGTCTGACGGTATGTCGAAACGCCAAAAATGATCGTTATCTTTATGGCTCACGTTCATAGCCAGCATGGCCATTGTTTTAGATGAGGTGCCGACATTACTGGTTAAGCACCAGATCAATAATGCTTCTTTACTCTCTTGCGACAACTCAAAAAATTTACTTTCCATTGTTAAATCCCCATTTAGTTTTATTCACACTTTGCCATATAAAACGCTTGGCCAGTTTTTTGATGATACGAGTCTATCGACAACGTGCTATCCCGTCCGTAGGTTGTCCCGTCCTGAAAAACCGCGCACATTCTTGCAGGCTCATTATGCTGCATCATCGGCAGCTTGCCGTTGAACATGGCAATAATGTAGCTGCCAAAGAAAGCGTAAAGGCACAAGGCCGTTACGCATCCAATCACTAAGCCGATTAATTTATTCACTAAGAAGTTTAGCATCGTAAAGCTTTCCAATAATTAATGGCGCACCGGGTATAAATTCTTGCGATGGATGACAGCCAATCTGCAGCATAACAGAGTCAATTTTCTTTTCTCTTTGAGATATATTATTGATTGGATGCACAAATAGGTGATTTTCTACAATAAATCCTAGTTCTTTATGCTCAAAAACAACCGATTCTTCATTTACTAATAAAGCAACATAGTTTCCAGTAGCGGTTGAAAATTCCATGCCAACCTTTACTTTTTTACCGGCATCTGCCATTGCTTGGGTGAAGATTGGACGCTGAACATTAACAGCTAGCGCTTCAACTTGCTGCGCCGTGTTGTCATAGTGCAATCCTTCATTTCCGTTTTGCATAATGACCTTCATTCGCAATTCTTCTGCTGCCATTTTTTTGCAGTAGGATGTAAATTCTTTTATTGTGCAAATAACTTTCCAGTAATCATCCCCAATGTCGTTAGTGAAGATTGCGTTAGTGTAACAACCAAGGCTGAATCGCTCGTATGCTTTAGTGCAGATAACCAACTGTTTATGATTACCATCTTCTATAGGGTTGGTTAGATTTTGAAGCGATCCATTTAAATCCACCCACGCCTTATGGATTGCTGCTTCTTTTTCGATAATATCAGACATAGCTTGCTGCTCGTTATAACCGATCATTCTTTCATCGAACTTCAATTGATGATTGGTTGTTTTATAAACTACAAGCTCCATAGTATCAGCACCAAGATAAGGGCGCCAAAAAGCAACAGGGATTTTACCTGGCGGAAGGTCGTCACCAAGGCGCCAATCTAGCCCATCAGCATCGCGCCCAAACAACACTTTACCACCAACCAGTAATACTTCTTTAGGCCCTGAGAAATTAGGCTCAAAACCTTCGTTATCACGATAGGCAATAGAAAACGCAAAGCAGTCTTGGTACATATCAGGGTTTTCAATCAAAGTTTTATCATCGACTTTGTACCAATGAGATACGCAACCACAGATAATTGCAGTATCATGCTCATTCAAATGGAAACCTTTCTTAGCTAATTCAATGACACTATTACATTTATTCATAACTATCCCGTTAATTATTTAATGTTTAATTAAGAATCAAGACCTTTTTTAATCTTCATGGTTTCTTGATTTATTTCGCGAGTTTCAACAATGTTGCCAGCCATCCAGCTCCAATCATTCTCATCAGCCAGCTCATCATCAAAATCAGGATCGCCACTGGTTAATTTCTCATAGATAAGAACATTCAACCCCTCAGGGTTTTTGATATCATGGTAACTGCAATGATCGAACAAACCATCACCAAAAGCAAAATCAACAAATGCCTCGTCAGGAGTATTACCCTCACCATAATGGTGAACAGTACCTTCAAATTCAATTGATGCCATGTATTTCATCACGGTTTCCTTATTTCAGCAGCGTGACGCATTATATTGATGATCACATTGCGCATTTTTACATTATGAAGCCGACCATACTCAGGGACTGGAATAGTCATGATGGCTTTAATCAATTTTTCAGTGTGATCGGTGATTAATTGGTGATGCTTAGCCTTTTCATTGAACAGCTGAGTTTGAATTGCATCATATAATTTTTGCAGCTCATAATAATCAGCTACAGTTGGTTCTGGAGCCGGGCCATCAGTCCATGGCACATCTTCGCTGACTGCATGGCCAAGGCATTTACCTTCGGCGTCTTCGTTATCGCATCCCTCTGTGTGAAGATAGATGCGGCCCATAGCCATCTGTTGTTTGAACTCTTCGCGTGCGACCACAGGGTCGCATTCAAACATGCTTTTCAATTGTTTATTTGTCATAGATAGCGCAGTGGCTATTTTCATTTGAACGTGCCACGACTTCACCACGTTATTCATATTGGCGGTTCCTTATGTTGATCAATTATCCAAAAAATTTAACTATTAAAATTACCGCAAGAGTAGCTAATGCCGCTCCGCCGAGAAACCCGCAAATTGCACCAAAGATAAGGCCAGTCTTAAATGCTTCTACTTCTTCACTTCCCATGTGCAACCTCTAAGCGATGATAATGATTCGTTGATTTAGATGGCATAGGTCATTCTCCACTTCACTATACCAACGCAAATAAAAAGCTTGATTACCAAATGTAGATCTCCACATCTTGCCGGGATACACTCCAGTAGGGACCGACCAAGAGTAATCACATAATGAGTTAAAATCCTTCAGGCTCATCAGTGCATGAGTGTCATCAATTAAGATGTTTTTAGGACTTGGCTGCGCCCAAGACCTTCCTGAACGAACGTCTATGGGTGGGATCTCGTTTTTATTTAAAGCGCTCATTTAAGCCTCAGTATGCTATAAAATCTTTGACTCACCCATAATATAGCTCAAATTTGCTCAAGGCAAGCATATTTTTTGATGCGCCCTATGCGTGCCCTGTAAAAACGAACAATGCCCATAAGCATTGCTGCTTACAGGCATTTTAAATTTACTTGATCTGATTTAGGATCAGGCTTTCAAGCCTTGGAGATACTGGCCTTTCTGTACGGCGGCTTTAAATACTGCATGCCGCACTGCCGCCGCACGATCATCATAGTCTGCATAATACTCAATAACTCCATCATTTGTTCTGCACCACTTTGCACGACAGTAATTATCAATTTTACTTGGATGAATCGTGATCCCGGCATTTACTGCTAATCTAAAGCTGTCTCCGTCGTCATTAACAGGATCCCAATTTCTAAAGTATCCATCAGGACTAAAAGGGTTTTCAACAAAAACACCTTCATCAACATTTATACTGGCGGATAAGGCCGCAAGCTCAAGTAGTTCACGTTCTTTCATTGCTGTTCCTTAATGATAATTAAATAATGCCGTTTTCAAAATCAGCTTTACTTACAGCGGCAAACCTTTCGTTATAACCCTTCTCTAGCGTAGTCATTCTAGTTTTACAGCTTCTAGTGTGACCATCAACTAGCAGGTCAAAAGGATAAACTTTCAGCTCCTCACAACAGCGACCTTTTATACCCATTAATTCTTTCACGCCGATCAGCTTATAATCGCTATCTGGACGCCTATGATCCCACACATAACTACTAAATACATAATCAGAACCGTAGATTCCTTCTTTAGCTTTTAATCTCCGGATCATATAGTTTAAGTCAAGTCTACAATCAAAAGCGCTTCTGTGATACTCAAATTTAACGAACGTAAGATCGCAAATTGACTCATGCTCAACCCTGATCACTAACGATGTGCCTGGAAATACAGTCCCCATTATTCCCCCTCGTCGCCTTGCCGGCGCTCTTGTTTCATTTGGATCGGCTGAAACTCACTCATCTTGTGCTTTCCGCACCGCAAGCAGTCTAAATCCAGCCTCGCTTGGTCAATCATTGCCTGAGCAATCAGGTAACCGCAACTAGGGCAACAACGATGAGTCACTGCTTGATAAATATTTATGACGTTACTTGAGTCAATCATTTTAATGTCCCATTCAATTAAAATATTTTTTAGTAACGCCCATAATAACCTGAAGAGGATTAGGTTCTGCACCTTGAGGGCAAATCCCTATCCTGAGCTCCAATCCATCAATGCTCACAGCCGCCCCATCTGCGTTGTATCCTGCAGCAACACCCTTGAACTGCATCGGTATTCCGCAATCGACGCAGTGGATCCTGATATCAGCGACGAACCTGCCAGTATCAGTAAGTCTTGCTACGCGAACATCGGTTCTAAAATTTTCATGTTTGCAAGTCGCTAAATTCATCTCAGCAAAATTAACCGGCTTTCCATTTAGCCGATCAATGCTATTAGCTGAAAGATCATCAATGCCTGATTTTGACACTGCCCAGTTGCCGTCCCAGTGAGAGAAAACGTAAGTGGCCCGTATCCCGCCACAACGGGATACCCTAATTTTGTCACCAGATTTTAGAACCAGCTTTGCATTTGCTGTTGCTTTCCGGCATAGGATAATTTGCTCTTCAGTCATTTTCATAGTTGGTTACCATTATCTTCCTTCATAAACACTAACCAGTGAGTAAGTCCTTTCCTTCCGGAAAGATGGCCAAAAAGAGGTTTTATAGGAACAAGCTCTAATACCTCCCTAACCTTTACTTGGGTTTCATTCCACTTGAAAACAAGCACACCATTAGGTTCAAGAACCCTAAAGCATTCACTAAACCCTTTAGCTAAATCTTCTTTCCAACTATCACTCAGTTTTCCGTATTTTGCAGCTAACCAACTTTTTGGCCCAGCTCTAACCAAGTGAGGAGGATCAAATGAAACCAGCTTAAATGAATTATCAGGAAAAGGCAGAGCGCGAAAATCCATTAACGTATCCGGCTCAATATTGATTGTGCGGGTGCCGCCTTCATTGCCATGGCTACGATCGGTAACCGTTATTGATTCACTACGTATATCGCCGAAAATAACAGATGGATTCTTTTTGTCAGCCCACATCATTCGACTTCCGCAGCAAGGATCTAATATTAGCTTATTCATAGATCACTGGCCTTAGGCGTAGCAGTCAGTGAATAGGAGTGATCCTCGCCATTGATCGTCACAGCTTTAACGTCGACGATGCCATTTGTCCACGTCGTCATCGTGTAGCTTTCCTCGGAGCAGCTGCTGGCTAGCTGCCAGTTTCCGGCCTTAGCCACGGCGCAAGTACCGGCCATCGAGTGAATCGCATTAAGTAGACGATAAACGTCATCTTTGTTTTTGCTGGTGGCGCGGATAGGTTCAATTTTTGTGTTTGGATTGATGGCGCTGACAGGATTTGCTGGAATTTTAGCGTTATCGCTTAAAGTCAACGCCTTTAGTGCTGTTTCATAGCACTTCTTCAGGCCATATTTAGCAGTGCCTTTATCGCAGGCCGACTTGAAGTAAAACTTTGCATCGTTTTTAATACTATCAAGCGCCTCAGTTACCTGAATGTGCACTGGCGAATTTAAATACCCATGCTCAACACTAAGCCACTCGTTAGCTAAAGCTAATTTGCTATGAAGCATTTTAAGCTGCTCAGCCTGCTGGGTGATTAGTTTTTGTTGCGCCGCATTCTCCGCGATTAGCTGGTCATACTTGTAAATTTTATTAAGCGCCTCACCGAAATGCTTAACATATTCATCCGTCGAGTCTCCCCAAGAATTGACCATGCAAACCTGCTCAGGATGACTATCCGGAAATTCTTCCTCAATAGCACCTTCAGTCATAAAATACTCACGCTCAATAGCGTGCAACTTATCAGCAAAGTCTTTGCAGTGTGTCGCGCACGTTAGTGTTACGTGGTGTTCGCAACTAGGTCCTACGCCAAATAATTCACGTATTCTGTCAAACATTCTTGCTTTATTTGCTAGTTCAGTCATTGCTAGATACCTTCTTTTTATCCCATTCACCGCCAAGGAACTCTAAAGCCTTAGCTCGCCACTTCGGGCTAATGAAGCCTCCACCATCAGGCCGACCAGAGTAAACCATCCAAGACCATTCCTCTGAGCCGTCAGCCGACCACTCTAGCGGATCGGCGTCTTTTTTACTCCAAATTTTACTAATCAAATTAATGCGCGGTCTTTCGTCGGACTTTTTGACATGGCTACAGAGAATTATATCGCCGCAATTTATGCCCGCGGACAATAGCTGTGAGTCAGTGCCGTGAACCTCTGCAAAAAATAACTCACCATCTTTAACGCTAGCTGCATTAGCATCAAACATCACTCACCATCCTTACTTGTATCGCGCAGTTTGCCACCGCAAAATGGACAGCTGTTAAAAACAAGTCCTTCAGCCAAATGCTCACCTTGTTTAATCTTCACCATCTGTCCGAGCTTTTCACGAGTTTCGAGGTTAACGATTGAATGCCGATAAATACCTTTGGACTTTTTAGTAGGGAAAATATCTGAAACGCTCATAAGTGCATCGCAAATATTTTCAGCATAGCCGCCTTTTCTCATTGAACACTTTGCCATCACTTGCCACCCTTAATCCCGCGTAATTACCGACGCCACCAGAAGCCAAGCCCAACCATCATGCGCCGAGCCGGTGACGCCAATAGCTATAATAATTAATATAGAAACAAGCAGCCTAGCACTACTCATCACTCACCATCCTTAACGGCTAACCAGGTGACACGGCCAAAAGAATCAACAGTAACTGACTTGAGCCCCTTAGATAAAGTGACCAGCTGAGCGTCCACTTTAACAAGCTCATTCCCTTGGTTTGCCAAGTAAATAATTTTGTTGATCGCTACTGGAAGAAAGTTATTTAGCGACAAATTATCTATCTTTTTCATCAAGCCAATATTTGCCAGCTTCTCATCATTCAGCGCCGCAAAGTCTACGCCTTCAGCAGTAATGATCGCGCTAACGCCCTTAGGTAGCATGCTCATCAGGTTTTCGCGGTAATGACTATAATCATTATGCTCATTAACCCATTTAGCCGCTAGTTTAACCACTAGGATATCGCCAGAGCTCAGCTTTAGCGCTTCACCGGCTACGACAGACTCATAATGCTTAACCACGCTTTCAGCTTTGCGAACTCGCTCAATTAACTCAACAACATGCTGAGGGGATACTTTTTCATGAAACGATGCATTAGCTGCATAATTATTACTATCTCGAGGGTGAGTGTAAATGTGACAAGGGCCTGCAGTCGCGGCCTTCGACGCTTCTAATAACTCATCCAGCTTGATTTCAGTTAAGCTCATAAAATTCTCCAGGTTCAATAAGTTTGTTTTCTTGCTTTGAGTGGTCAAATACTGCGTAACAATGGCAGCAGATGGTCAGCGTCAATAATTTATTATCATTTCGACTAGAGCGGTCTTGCGGCCCAAATCTTTTGCATGCAGGACACTTAACGACTCGTATGCGCCTAATTTTCATGGCTACCATCCTTTTTCAGCTGAGCCACGATATCACACAGGCTGGCTTGCTCTGCTGCATTATCGCCATTAAGTAACACATCAAGTTCACGAACTAACCTTAGATGGTCAGCTTGAATAGCCTCTAGGTCAGCGAGGCTCTGCTCAGCCTTTGTCAGTCGTCTCGACAGCCAGCGGATCCGCTCTTTAGCGGCCGTCAAGTAAACTATTGGCATCTTTTTAATGTTAGCTATCACATCTCTAATGCATGGATTTTCATTGCCATGCAAAAACACTTCGTTAGCCAACTCGCAGTCAGTCAGCTCGCCTAAGGGAAGATCATTTCGATCGCAGTTATAGCGCTCGCCGAAAGGATCTTCATCACCATTTTCTCGCCATTTTGCTGCAGGAGTTTTAGCCATAATAGTCGTTGTCATAATGTATCAATCCTTTTATTTTTAGCTTTCAATTTATGCGGCATCCATATGGGGTAAGCATAGTCTGGTTTCTTTGCCAATATTTGCTTCAACAATAGCCTGAGCCATCGTCGGCGGCACTGAATTGCCAACTCTTGCAACTTGGCTCTTCTTCGACAGTTTCTTTCCATTGCTATCGTGAGAAATTATGTAATCACTTCTAAAATCATGAGCTGCAAATAGTTCATGTGGTTCTAACATTCTCATGCCAATGTCAATTATTTGATATTGGATCCCTTTAATAGTGACAATGGCAAATCTGTCTCGAGTAGTTACCGTATGAAGAGGCCTATCGCAACCGTGAGCAACTCCGGCCCCGTAATACTCAATTAAGAAAGCTCTAACCTCACCAAGATGAAAGCCACCAGCTGAAATAGTATGCAGTGGTTCGTCTGTTCCGTGACCTATGTTGGTGCCGCGCATTTTTATCATACTGCTAGTTACTAAGGAGCTATTGAGATCGGGTTCAATTAATTCGTCAGACTCGTAAAGCTGCACATACTCATCATAGCTACCACCAAAATCTTTAGTTTTTGAATACCATTCAGTGAAGGTAGGGATGGTACTGCTAACTTTTTCGATCACAGGCTGTACCAGTGCGAAGTGCCCCCCTTTAACCTGAGCGCACAATGTTCTAAGCGGCTCGTTAATATCCATATTGCGCTGACTTGAACCATTCGCATGTTCAGTAATAAATGGAATTGATGCTTGGCTAGGCACGACAAACGGATCCGCTGAATCTATAACAAATTTCTTTATACCTTTAGCTATGCGTTCCATTGTCTTTTTTGCTAATGGTTTTTTCCTGCCAAAAATTGACTTAACAGGGATTGACCAGTCAATAATGTTTGCTGCAGGCACCCAAGGTTTTAATTTGCTTCCTATAAAACCAGGTAATTTAGGGTTGCCATGTGTTGGCGCTGGCCATTTAATTTGTTCGCCATCATTTCTAGCAACAAGAAAAAAGCGCTTCCTAATAGTTGGCACGCCATAATCACAAGCCGACATAACTTTGTGCTCAAGACAGTAACCAAGGCCCTTAAACAACTTTAGTTTTGCATTAATATTATGCTCTATCTCAAGAGACAAACACATCTCACGCCAAGATGGATGTTTAGGGGTAATCCCAGTAGTTAAGGCGCCTGTAAAGGCCTCAAAAGTTTCACCTTTGCGCTTAGGATTAGGTTTCATATTCCCATTGGAATCCTTAATTAATGGCCCCCATGTTTTGAACTCTTCCACATTCTCAAGATAAAGCATTCTGACTGGTACCGTCATAGCCCAACGAACAGCAACCCAAGCAAGTCCTCTGATATTTTTATCGACAGGTTTACCGCCTTTAGCCTTACTAAAATGCTTGCAGTCAGGGCTAAACCAAGCGACGCCTACCATTCGCCCTCTGCACGCTTTTACGGGGTCAACGTCCCACACTGATTCACAATAATGCTCAGTTTCTGGATGATTAAGCTTGTGCATATCGATAGCATCAACATCGTGATTTATAGCAATATCAACGTGCGTCCCAAGGCCTAGAGTCATCCCCTCAGAAGCTCCGCCGCCGCCAGCAAAATTATCAACAACAATTTCACCAGGCATTAAATAGTTCATTAAGCTTAGCTCCTTGATGTAGCCAAATTGGTTCATCATTCAAAATCCTCCAGACTTAACCCAAGCTCTTTGGCAAGTTTGATATCTTCGACGCGGCGGCGTTTAGCCAAGCGAGATTTATCTTCAGCCGATACCCTCACAGACTGAATTACGGGCTCCTTTTCCTGCTGAAATCGCACTGTTTGGGTTTTAGGTGCAACTGTTGAAGTCTGCGAAGTAGATGAGTTAACGACTTTCATCACTTTTGGCTTTCTTGCTTTAGGTGCGTATTTATCGCGTTTATGCGCCTTGATACTTTCCTTATTAGCTTGATAGTAAGCCCTCGCAGCGATTTGCTTTGGTGTGAGTTGTTGGCTCATGCTGCACCGCCTGTGGTACTTATCACCTTGAACTCGATAACCCACACCCACGGGTTGGCATCCCAATTTTCATAGATTGAGTTCCATAAATTTGCAAATGCCCACTTAGCTGACGATAAACACTCTTCATATTTATTAGATTTACGCCATAACCATCCTGGTTGCTGATTGCCAAATTTATTTAGTCCGTAATCGGTAAATTTTACCCCTTCTTTAATGGCATCTTGCTCGCTAATATCATTTAGCCTTTCTACCCGAACGGCAGTGACTTCAAGCAGAATACGAGCGCAAGAACGAGGCATATGGATAGATGGTTTCCATTTGCTTTCGCCACTATCACCCGTTGCTTTGAATAAGACGGTCCCGTTATTTGGGCATCCGCATGGATACTCACTGCAACCGCATTCATCAGATGAATTGAATTGTCGCCAAGTCTCACGCACCCAGAGCTGATCGCCAATCGTGCCGAATGGTGAAACAAACGCGCAATCTTCATCGCTAACACCAAAAAGCTCATAATTTGCGGGTTGATAGAACCCATGCTTATCAATAATTGTCGGTGTATACCATTCTGCATTTTTAGAAAATGGATCCCAATCATTATGCGGCTGAGCTTTAAACATTCTGCGCGTCTGTGTTTTGCCTCCATCAAGAATGGCACGCACCATTTCGGTGTTGAAGATAATAGGGCGCTGTTTCATGCTGCACCGCCTTTAACCGCAGCTAAGGCTGAGTGAGCGTCATTAAGCGCAGCGGCGTTAAACTTAGATGGATTAGTAAACAAGATTAAAGCCTCAAGTGCATCAGCTAATAGATTTCTATCAGCATTGTACTTAACGACGAGCTTAGACATGCCCTCTATAGCGTTTTTGGGCATGGTGCCAAGCAACTCATCAGGAATGCCATTAAATGCGTTTACGCAAGCTACGATGCGTTTAGCATCATCAGAGTTTTCGCAAACTGCAACTGGCTTATCAGTTAGCGCAGAAAGTACAAGCTTCTCTGCGGCTGCATTTGCCTTGCTAATGTCCTCGTAACTCATTTTTTCTGTCGCATCCATCACTGCAACTTTGCCTTGATACCAAAGCTCTTTTTGTTGTGTCACTGTGCACCTCCAGCGCGTTCTATCGTTGAATAACCCAAAAGCCGACCTTTTAAAAGTCGGCGTGGCGGTTGAATGATCATGTTATCTGCTGGTCCAAGATAACCATTAATGACCAAAGCGCATTTGCCATGGCCAGTAATTGAATATTTAATACCGGTCAGAACAATGTACCCCATGCGGTGAAGGTGACTAATAACAGCTTCGCTATCAAATGAATGCTGAAACTCACCAATACCGATGGAGATCAATACATCTAGTTGCGCTCGGGATAAATTGCTCATAACCATTCTCGCCCTTAATCAAATATAGTGCTTACTATATCAACAAATCAAATTTGAGCAAATATTATTTTTTAATGGCTTTGAGTATTACGACGGATACGCCCGTGCCATCAAACTCATTATCAAAAGGACCGGACCAGCTGCACTCAAACCCATCAAGTTCGTATTTGTTGCGGGCGCCAGCAGGCAGGATGGCAACCATAACGCCTCCATTACGTAAAGCCGCTGCAGCCTTATCTGTGTGGGCTTGCCATCTGCCTTGACTAAATGGTGGGTTCATAACGACGCGATCAAACCGTTCTAAAATATCAGTCTTTAAAAAGTCGGATTTCTCAGTATAAAAACCTTTTTCTCTTAAAATATTGCAATGCAGCTCACTAATCTCGATGCATGTCGTCCGCTCTTTTGGCATAAAGCCAGCTAGCCCGCCTTGCCCTGCACTGGGCTCAAGGCATAAATGGTCTGGACCAATCTCAGCCAGCTCAATAGCGGCTTTAGCAACTAGCTCTGGTGTAGGATAATATTGGTGAGACTTGTGGTCTGGAATACAACCAGAACAGATGATCTCCCCAATAATTGAGCTACTGTCATAATCGAATTGAAATACATTCCCATGCCTCACTGCAACTGCCCCGATCGCATAAAGTACATTTTTAGCCTCGGCCATTACATGCTTATCAACTTGGTACCCGCTGAACTGAATAGCGTTAACTACGCGCTTATATTTGCGTGAAAGCTTTCACCTATCGGCTCGTAAGCTGGTTTTAAATCAGAGAGCAAGCGGATAACAGCAAAAGGCAAAGGCTTTTGTATCAGTTCAAACTCTTTAGCCTTTTTAGTCGGCTTAGTCCTGAATGCCGGAGGAATGGCCAAAGGATGAAGATGAGCAAGGATCGCGTTAAGGCGCCAAGCCATTTCTGGATGGATCTCCAGGTGAGCCGTGCCTTTCTTGTAAACACGGATCCTCAACGCCCCACCGTCGATAGTCATCCACTCGCCAGAACGGCGCATAGCCTCGTCGGCAACGCGGCAACTAACATCCGAGCCTTGGGGCTCATCACGCCCCATAAATTTAGCAATTACTTTGCGTAAATCGGTTAAGTGTCCGCACTGAGAAGTGTTAGTAAAACCGTTAGTATACACATACATGATCATGCGCTTACTGAACCCCTGAGGGCAGTTTGTTACATGCTCACTAGATAAGGCTCTAAATAGCCCATCCACACGCTCAGCGAGGAATAAAGGGCGCAGATTAAGCAGATCAACAATTGTCGGGATAACTGCCTCAGCGGTAAAATCAGGCGTTGTACCATTGCTAATCTGCTCATCCCATGCGTCACGGCGCTTTTGAGGCATCATTTCATATACATCGGTCAGCCTTAATGCCTTTTGCCAATATGATGAATTTAGCGATGTTATAGCGCCAGCTGGATTAAATAACTTGCTTACAGTTGAAAAATGATTGCGCCCATCTTTGTCACAATTTCCATGAGCAAAATAGTGCATTGCATGATGAAATTCAGAGCCAGTTGCCATTTCAGCGACTTTATTAATGTCAGCTAAAATAGACTTGTAACTGGTTAACAATCCACCGATCAAGTCAGGCGATACCGGAGCAAAGATCCCGTCACTATCTTGCATAGAGAATTGATTTAAGGGCGCAAGTTGATTCATTTTATATTTTCCCTAAACGGTTAAAGCTATAAGGAGGGATTGGCTGCAATTTTGCCATGACATGCCAGACGCTTGAGCAAGCGTTACTTAAGCCTTTGTCGGTGTAAGGAATAGAGCCTTTGAAGTTTGAGTAATCGATCTCATCAATGTTTTTAGCAATGACAGCGGCAACTTCCATGCGATCGATGCGGGCGCGGTATAGATAATCGACGCCAACAGTTTTCTCAACGTGCGCCTTAGGGAACACTTTTTGAATATCGCCTTCTCGGCGGGCGCGTACTAATAACTCACTATCGTCACAGTCTTTGCTGACAATGCTAAGGAAAGCTTGATTTGTAAATATCCACATAAAAAAGGCCTCGTTGTTAATGACGAGGCCATATTAATCATATTTGAGCTAT